GTGGCGGGGCGTGGGTGTCAGTGGGGGCGTGGGGGCGTAGGGGGCGGCCTGGAAGCTAAAACGCCCCCATGGCGTTGAACCCTGGGGGCGTATGTTGGGGGGCGTGGGGGCGGTGTCTACCGTTGCACGAGGAAAAACAACGGGCCGAACCAAATCACCGTCTGCCGTACGGGCAAATGGGCGATGCGGAATCGGGGGGCGTGGGGGGCGGTGTTACGGCACATGCGAATCGTCATATCGGTTAACCGTTGCCATGTGGACAACGGCTTGTAGCACGTCATCGCGGTTTGGCACGAGGCGCAAACCAATACGCCTCGGGGCGTGGGGCGGCGACAAGGCCGCCCCCCGATTTCAAATCCCGATTTGCACCGCGCTGTCCACATGGCCTTCGTCATGGCGTTACTTGCCCCCCGCGATCTTGTACGTGCGCACGCCTTCAACGCTGGTCGATTCGATTGTGTGGGTCTTGCCCAGGATGCTCATGAATCCCCGCACCGTGTGACGCTGCCATCCGAATCGCGTCATGAGGTCGTCTAGGGCGATTCCCTTTTTCAGTAGTTCGATCGCCTCGCCCTTTTTCGTGGTTCGGGGCGTGGGGGCGGTCGGTGCGGGGGCGGCCTTGGCGGCCTTGGCGGGGGCGGCCTTCGTGGGGGCGGCCTTCGTGGGGGCGGCCTTGGCGGCCTTACCCTTGGGGGCGGCCTTTTTCGTGGCGGCCTTCGGGGCGGTGTTCTTTTTCGTCGATTTCATTTTCGTTTTTTCCTTTTTCGTTTTTCGTACCGTTGCGGTACTGAAACTAGCTTTGATCGGATCGCGAAAAAACGTCAAGCGCCTTTTTTCAAATCGCCGATTTGCCACGTCCAAGTGGGTGCTTCGATGCGGATCCGGCGATGTGGCTGGTGGCTGACACCGATTGGCCCGGGGTCGGCCCGGGGGGAGGATAATCGGGTGATCCGCATCCCATCGGTGCATCGGGACGCCCCCGCGCACACATGATGGCCCGTACTCGGATACCACCCCTCCCTTTTTCTAGATTTGAGAACGCAAGTGGCATCGAATCGAAAACGGCCAGGGATTCGGCCACAAGCGAAAAAGCCCCCGGCACCAATCGGCACCGGGGGCTCAACGAAAGGATGAAACGAAAACTGATCGGTTTAGCCGATAGGCGCATCACCTCCCTTCATGTGGAGCCACACGGCCCGCACTTGATCGTCCGTCAGCGATTCGAGTAGATCGTCCGTTTCGGCCACGGTGATTCCGGTCGCCTCGTGGATCATGCGAATGAGATCGTCCTGGTCCATCTTGCGGTCGACGGTGCGCTCGGCGATTTGTTCGGCATACGAATCCCGAACGCCTTTCATCGTGGCGGCGTCGATCCGCGCCAGCTCGACCTCATCGGGAATGCGAATTGCGATGTAGGTGTCGCCGTTCTTTTTCAGGAAGGTCACGGGCAATTTCAAATCCCGCGCCACGGCCTTAACCGCTTCGATCAGGTCCAGGCTGAATCCATTTTCCAGCGCATAGGCGGGGCAGCGCCCCCATGGTTCGCGTCTCATCTTCATCGTCAATATTCCTCCCGCAACATGATGGTTAATATCCGAATCGTCTGGCCGGGATCGCTCGGGTCCTCGCTGCCGAATTCCAGCTTCCGGTCGTAGTAATCGATCTTCCACATGACAGCGATGCCGTCGTGCTCGAACGATCCGAAATCGCGTTCGCCGTACGGGTCGTTGCCGGGATGGAAATCGTTGAACGTTTCCACCAATTCACGGATGCGGGATTGCGTCTGCCATGGCAGCGCGTTGATCCCGCTCGTCTGGTGCAGACGGCCCGCCACGCCCATCGCGGTACGGGCCAGATCGTTCAGTTCGGCGATGCGTTGTTTGTTAGCCGTCATCGGGGCTGCCTGCCTTTCAGATCGGCCAGCCGTTTGCGGAATACCGCATCGGGCATGATGAACACCTCGACGGGCCGCCCCGCGCAACGCCATTGCAACGGCGCGGTACTGGCTGGATCGCGGCGCAGGATGGCAACGAATCCCGGCGCTTCCTGAATCGTTAGCGCGACCTCGTTGGCGGCCAGGATCGTGCCCGTAAAGGATCGCCACCCGGTGATGCGGACCTTGGTGCCGGGCGTCACTGTCCATCCTCCAGCGCCTTCTTGATTCGGTAGATGAGCATCCCTTCGGTCGCATTCGTGCCGACCGCTTCTTCGTCGATCTCGGCATTGCGCCAATCGCCCACCACGGGGAAGCTGTCGATCACCAGCCCATCGGGCCGGGTGATTGTGATCAACACCCGGCCCATGACTTTCCTACTTGCCATCGCGAACCTCCCGGCGCTTCTGCAATCGCGCCGCTTCGATTGCCTCGCTCTGTTGCAGCACCGTCAGGGTGGGATCGAGTTCCACGGCGAACACCAGCGGCCTGTGCGATGTGCTATTGATCAATTCCGTTTTCCTGAACGCACCATAACTGGTGTACGTCGTGCCGCGACCTTCATCGGGCCGATCAATTTGCACCACAATCCATCGCGCTTGTTTCGCCTTCGTCATCGGACACCTCCATCGCGCTGCCCCGGCGACAGCGTTACCATTCCCCGCGCCACGTCCAACGCCCGATGCACATCCGGCCCGGCGAATTGCGTAAACGTCTGCGATCCGCCCCCGTGTTCGGGGGCGAATTCCTTCTTCACTTCCACCAGCCAATCGCCCAGGTCATCGAGCGTTAGCTTCACTTCCACGATTCGATTCATTAGTTGGTTCCTTTCCATGAGGTCGGGCGAAAGCCGCCTCGGCTAATCCATTCATCGAGCGCTTCGACCAGTTCGGCCAGACGTACCGCGCCATAGCTGTGTGCATCGGGATCGGCGAGGATCGCTTTCGCGATCCTCCGTTGTTCCAGGAGATTGCTGTTGGGGTCCATTAGGCGATCCCTTCCGCCACGGGATAGAAATAGTACTGGCCGTCGTCGAAGTAGAATCCCGCCTCGCCGGGGGTAATCGGCGCGCTGTATTCCCTGCCGTCATCGCGCAGCAGTTGCGCATTAGGATAGCCGTGCGGGGATTGGAATCGGACGTTCATGATCTTCCCCGCGACCTGCATACTCATGCAAACCTCGGACCAGGAGATCTCCATCCGAACCACATCGCCGGGCTGAACGAATTGTCGAATCGCGTAGTTTCGCATCGCTAGCACCGCCCCGTTTTCTGCAGCCATTCGGTCGCATCGGTCACGTTCAAATCCATGGAGCAGGGATCGTAGTAATCGGGCGATCCGAATTCGCCATCGCGTTCTTTATAGAGCGCAAAGTACAGCGGCACCAGCGCGCCACTGTCCGGTCCAAGGCGCATGTAATCCCGCATTAATTCCTTCGCTTCGTCTACGGTGCTAGCTAGCCTATAGGGCTGATAGTGATAGGTCTCGGGATCGGGCATCCCGAGGCAGCTTTCCGCTTCAATTACAATCAAGTAAGTCATCGTCTAAACCTTTCGTTTTCAATCAGTTGGGTTACAACCAGGACCAGCCTAACTCGATGCTCGTATGAATCGCAAGTACCATTTTTGATATGTGGCGGTCCCAGGCGCGGTGCATCGCGCGCCGCATCGCCTCCCTGCCACAGCCACCTGGGACGCTGTGTAGGCGGATTTCTCCTCGCCAGGGGGGCGGCGATGCGAACCGCACCAGGAGCCGCCCGGCGGTGTGCGTAGGGGCGGGGCGGCGCGGGGATCATCGCCCGTACTCGGATACCACCCCTCGCCTTCTAAAAAAACCGCATCCCTCGGGGCCGCCGTTTCCGAATACAATAGGAAAAACATGCAAGTACGAAAAACCAAACCGAACCACGGCGGGGGCCGCCCGCCGATGATGTTCAAGTGCAAGCTCTGCGGGGCGAAGCTCAACAAAACGGAGATGCGGTTGCACGAGCCCGGCTGCCGCCGCGCGACGTTGCTGCACGTGGGCGCGCGCTTCACTGTGATGCTCAACGATAGGCAGGTCCCGGTGATCATTGAGGAATTCCTGACGGACGAGGGCGAGGCCATGCGCTGCCGCAATCTGATTAGTGGCCGGCGGATTCGAGTCACATCGCCGCGGCGGTTTCGGGAATGGATGGAAAGCGCCAACGTGCGCTTCGTGCGGGCCGGGTAAGAGAGGAAAAAAACGATGACGAATAAGACGGGTAAAGTATCGACGGGCGCTGGCTGCGGAATCCTGCTGCTGTGCTGCGTTGGGATCTTGGTAGTGCTGTGGATTGGGACTGAGGTAAGGTCTGGCCTAAGCCGCCCCAGTCCCGAGGAAGTGAAGCGGCAAATCGCTATTGAGGTTTGCAGCGGCCTGCTTGTTCAAGAACACATGCCGGGCCTAAAAGGGGTCGAGGGGCGAAGACCCCGCGCGGAGACGTTGGCGACCGTGGCGAAGCAGGGCGACACCTATACCGTGAGTTGGGGAATCGGGGATGCATGGTGCAAAGTCAATCTCGTCACCACCGATGGCGGGGTCAAGAGCGGCAATCCCGATGTTTCCTGGCGTCACTAAACTTCCATTACCTTGAGGCGGGACTGGACCAGCCTGCCATTGGCCCGCTTCCCCTCGATCACAATTTCGTTCGTGGCCTCATCGAAGCGGGCCAGGGCCATGGGCACGCCGCCGACCATATAAGCGCCCGTCACGTTGCAATCGCCATCGACGTCCAGCTTGTGAGCGGGCGGGTTCTCGCCGAGGCTCAGGCTCCACACCATCCGCACGTAGGATTGCTCGCCGCTCATCAGAATGCCTACCGACCAATCGTTAGTGCGCAGCGAAACCAGATCGCCATCCTGGTGAATCAAGACCCACTCGTAAGGGACCGTCCCGTTCTTGTCGGGGAAGGTCACGTTGCCTGTAGACAGAGCGCCCGAAGGTTGAATTCGGACGGCGCTTGCGCTATTCAAGGCGAAGCCAGCGGCATCGACGTCGCCCGTCCAGGGAGTTTGGCTCCCGCCGCCGCCACCCCCGCTGATCGGGGCACCGTTGACGAAGTATTGGCCTGTGATGTTTACGTCGCCCTGCACGACGACCGCATAGGGACCTGCGCCGGGTCTGCTGGTTTGATTTCCAAAGAAGTGGGCGTTCATCGCAAATGAGATTCCACCCCCGCCCGTCCAATCCACTTCCATCAGCGTAAAACCCGAGGCTGCGAGTTGCCATCGACCGGAGAAGCATTGACCGAAGAAGTTTGTGCCGCCGGGAAAATTAGCGCCATCCGACCAACGAATCGTACTCACATAATTCAGGGCGTGATTTGCCGCGTCGATATCCGAGGTCCACGGAGTCTGCGAGGTGTCGGCGGCCCGGGTGTCCTTCAGCGTGGTTTCGATCACGATGCCCACATCGCGCAACTGATCCGTCAACACGGGGATTGAAGCGCCGCTCGGCCACAGGATGGCGTTGCTTTTCATCTTCCCGGTGGTATACACCAGACAGGACACGGCCCCAAACGTGGCATCGGCATCCTCGCCTACGATCCCGTTCGGTGCGGTCGCGCCCGAGGTGATCTCTCCGGTTCCTGGATCGATATGGACTACCGCGCCGCGCTGGTACGCGCCGGATGAGAGCGTGCCCTGCACACTGATTACACTGGACCCATCCACCAGGAGCGAATCCTGATCGGAATCGCCTTCGGTCAGAAAACCCGCGACGGGCATAAGCGTTTCTCCTTCAGCCAATTGTGCCCCAGTTTGTTTAAATCCCAATCATAATTTGATTTGGATGGGAAGCACCATACCGCCGGGGTCGGTGCCGAAGCGGAAGAAGCGCTGGTTTGGGTCGGGCTCGTCGAGAAACTCGATTTCGATTACATGCAGGCGATGGGCAACCATGGCGGTCGCGTGTTTGGTGGCGAGGGCGGGCAGGAGGTTCTCGAGCCCGGCCTCGTCCAGATCAATGCGATCCTCAAACAGCATCTTTCCGGCCGCAAAGCCCCGGATGGCGATGCGTTGCTTCACGGCTTTGGCTTGCGCCTCCGCTTGGGCCTGGGGATCTCGGGGAACTCCGCGACGGCCAGCGGATGCGAACCGCACACCGGAGCCAGCGGCGGGTGGATCTTGCCAGACCAATTGCGCTCCAGGATGAAGCTCTTTGCGGTGGCCACGTTGTAGGCTTTGAACGAAACCACCTGGGTCCAGTGATGTTTGCTGCGTCTGCCGCACTCGGCGCAGGGTACGGCCCGGTTGAAGCGCAGGAAGCGGACAAGCTCTCGCTGCCATTCCTCGAATAGCGGATTCGGCCTTGCCTCCAGGATCGTCACCTGAAGAACCTTGTGGAAGTCGATGCCCTTCACGGCTGGCCTCCGCACAACAGACAAGCCGGATCCTTGCCCTCGCACCAGGGGCACGGTTCCGATGCCTCCAGCAGCGGCACGAGCAAGCTCGGCGAACCGCCCACCTCCAGATAGACGAATCGCCTCTCCGTGGAAATCCGCGACGAGACGATCTGTACGCCCTCGCGGGTTCCGTAGATGTAGCCCGCGGTTACGCCGTCGCGCAGCACCTCGATGATGGTTTCGCTGCTCCGTGCCGGGTCGATGTGTCGGGCCTCGCGCAAGCGCAGCACCGAACGTTCTGGAATCACGATTCCTCCTTGGGCGGCTGTGCTTCCCCCCGCAGCCAGCGCTCGTAGGCGATGCGCGGAATATACCGGAACTGGCCGACCTGAACGGTGGGCAGCGCCCCGGAGTTAATCAGCATGTACACTGCATCGCGCCCGAGTCCCGCCGCCCAGGCGACCTCGCGCACCGTCATCAGATCCTTGCCCCGGTCGGGGCGGGGGTTGTTATTCTCTTTGGCTTCCCGCATCTTCAATCTCGAAATGTGTCCCGCCCATCATCTCGACCCACGGCCCGCCCGGTTGCCCGTTGATAAGCCCGCGCGTAGCGAATAGCATGATGCCGTGTTCGGGGTGGATCGCCATGGACAACGGATTCCCTATGGGAAACGGCGGGCGGCTGTCGAACCCGACCGCGATGGAGCGTCCGTTGCTTGAGAGGATCGCCACCTCGGCGATGGCGGCCTTGTCGGGCCTACCCATGGGAAACACCCGCACCTTATCGCCCGTCGTCATCGCTGCACCGTGGTGGCCGGGGGCATCCAATCCGCGCCGAACATTCCGCGCAGGATCGGCAGGGCTCTATGCACCGGGATCTGCTGCCCGTGCCGCCAGAAGGTCCACTGCGAGGGGTTGCCCGGCTTCAAGTAGGGCGACAGCGGGAATGGACGTTTTAGCATCTGGATTGCCGAGCAACCCACGGCCACGAAAAGCTCGGGGCGGTCGGGGATCATCGTCTCGTCAATCAGGACCGCCGCCTCGGGGGGCAGCTTCCCCGGGTGCACCACATCCACCCGGCCCAGGTATTTCGGGGCCGCGAGATAGGGGCACGTCTGCAGGGCGTACTCGATGCATTCCTGATGCCCGGGTAAGTCGAGATACCATCCGTCAGGATGGAATGCCGAGCGCGGCCCGCCGACAAACCAGATCAGGCTATCCAGTTTCTCGCCGCAGATCGGACAGAGGTCCTCGCGCAAGGCTTGCCAAGACCGCCGATCATCGTTGACCGTGAAGAAGACATCGCTCTCAGTGCGCAGCACGTTCCACGGGATCGGATAGCCCCGGGGATCGCGGGGCAAGCGGGCGATGCGTGCCGGCACGGTCACAGCCGAACCTCGCGCACAATCGGGCAGGCCGACCACTCCACGGGCTCACCGTTGATTTCGAGCATACAGGGCGCGTGACGATTGAGGATCAGCCCACACTGGTTGCCCTCGGTGTTGAGCAGGATAAACGGCAGCGCGAAGTGCGCCAGCTGCACATACATCGCGCGGCCGTAAAACGGGCAGTTTTTCATAAGGGATCCATTCCCCAATCGGTGGCCACCTCGACCCACTGGTCGATGTCCCGCCGCGAGGCGATGTGTTGGGCGGCGTCGCGCAAGGATTTCAACTCGGCCCGGCCCGCGTCGTTCAGGTGCGGGTTCTGATCCCACGTCCCGGCTTCGATCCACTGCACCAGATAGGCGCGGATCAGTTTGATCTCGTGCTTCGAGAGCGTTTCTTCCCGCAGGTAATGATGAATGGCATCGGCGAGTCTGCTGCCGATTTCATGCATCCAGAAGCCCGGGGGTGTCGGTTGTGGGCTCATGGGGCTTCGCTCCTTTCCGTCGTTTGGATTCCTTCAATTCGATCCGGTCTATTACCGGGGCCAGGGCTTCCAGCAGCCGCGTTTCCTTCGCGTTCAGCGTTCGCTTCGATTCGAGTTCCACCAGTCGATAAAATTCTCGGGCCATCGCAAACTCAAAGAGATTCAAGGCTGCGCCCCCGCCGCGTCCCGGCATTGCGTACAGAGCACCCGGCCCCCGGCCAGGGCGGGATCGCCGAACAGCAGCACGCGATGCCCGCACGTCAACGCCGCGTAGTGGCCGACCCTGGTATTGGGAATGCGCTCAGTGCAAACGATGCCCATGTGAAAGCGGCTCTCGCGGGGATCTTCGTCGGGCTCCAGGTACGCGCCGCCGCCCAGGTCGATCTTCATTGCGGTTTGCCTTTCGGGGGATCTTCGGGATTCGCCGCGCGGCGCAGCCGCATCAGGCTGCGCAGCAATTCACCCGGAATCGGAATATCCGTAAAGGTGATTTGCGGGGCCGCGTTCTTCGAGATCACCAGGGTAAAGTTTTCGCGCAGGCCCACTGAGTTATCCCACCCGCCCACGGCGGCGGCCTCCTCCCGCATTTCCGCCCAGGCAAGGTTGCGCGCGATCTCTTCGAGCGCGGCGAGGCGGCTGATGAGGATGCGCAGCGCCTTGCGATCCTCTTCTCCGTTGGCATCGAACTTCAACGAGTGCTGCGCCAGCATCCCCTGGCGGTCATAATCGTGGGCCAGCGCCCACAACACCTTGGCATGGAGCGATTGAACCACCACCAGGACCGTCTCGCCCTCTTCCGCCGGGTCGAGCGAGGTGGCGGTTTGCTGTACGTGAGTTTCGTTGATCCGTAGTAAATCGGCCACAATAGTTTGAAAGATCGTCATCTCACCTCCCCGAACGGAACGATAGTCAGGCGGTGCCCGTAGTGCGCTTCGAACATGCGGCAGCCGGGCTGGTGGATCCAATAGAACTGATCACACGAGCGGCAGTAATCATAAGCTGCGTGTTGGCCGCACTCTTCGCACGGGCGGTGGATCACCGCCAAGCTGAGTAAGTCGCGGACCTGGGTGTCATCGAGAAACGGCATCACCCTAAATTCTCCGGGCGCAAATCGCCGTACATTTTCTGGCGTCCGGTGAAGTCATCGACGCCCGTTTCCATGACCGTGACTTCGCGGAAGGTGATCGTCCCGGCGTGCTCGTCGCGTTCGTAGAGTTGATTTAGCATCATGGTCCGCAGGGGCGTTTGCACCGTCACGATGAGCGCTTCGGAGCGAGTGACTAAGCCCTGGTCGACGGCGGGCTGGAAGCCGCGATGCCGGGTGGCCGCCTCAAACTCTTCCCGTGGGATCGACAGCGCCTTCTCGGTGCTCTTGCCGAACCAGCCATCGGTGACGAAGACCACGGCTTGGATATTCTGCTCCTGCACGACTTCGCGGATCGCACCAAAGAGAACATCCTTGGCGCGCCCATCGTTCATGATTTGCGGGTTGGGAATGTCGAACCGCATCGGCGGCCCCTCGGCGCTGCGGAATACGAAGAACGGCGATACCCTCCTGGTTTCGACGAGATCACGTTTGCCAATCAACAGCGCATGGACCGCGAGGTCGCGCAGCCCGGCGGTGTGCTCCGTAGTGGCGTCGGTAAACTTCTCGCAGTGGCAATAGCGGCAGCGCGCGCCAGCGGCGTGAGCATCTTCGAGATGGGTACAAAAGCAGGGTCGTTTCATAGAGGCTCGTTCTGTTTCTTCGCTTGGCGCATTAGTCGCTCAATGGCAGCGGACGCTTTTGCTTTCATCGCTTCGTCGAAGCGTTCGCCTTCAATAACCACGTCGGCGATCTGGCGCAGGCGCGCCGAGATCCAGACGTTACTGCCTACGGCGACGATGACCAGCGGCTTATCGAGCAGCAGCGCCGCGCCGACCTCGATAGCCAGCTTGACATCGAACGTCCCATCGAGCAGCGCCATGCACATGAATGACGCCCTCAGTTTGGGAAGCCAATCCTCGCGCGCCCCATCGGCCAGTCCCCGGTAGAATTCTTCAAGCTCTTTGTCGGTGGGTTTGTCGCTCATGATCCTGCCTTCGTTTCCGCCGCGTGCAGCACGGTAAACACCGCTCCGCATCGACATTCCCAATGCATCAGAAGCCATACCTTGAAGCTGAATTCTCGATGGCAATAGGGGCAGGTAGCGCCTCCGTCAGCATCTGGATGGAGAATGCGTTCGCTCACAGCTTTACCTCGATCTCGCGGGCCGGGGCGCTCTTGCCCTTCGTGCCGCGCACCACACTCGGGGTCCACACCAGTTGATGGTATTTGCCGAAGAGCCCCGCGCCCTGGCGGTAATCGCGGAAATGCCCCCGGCAGATGTGCATGGCTTTCGCCAGCCCGACCTCGTGGGAGCGTCCCTGGTTGCGGAGGATCTGTTTGAGCGGTTCGATCACCAGCGTCTTATGGGCGGTAAGCCGCGCCCCGGGATGGCGTTGCTGGTAGCGCCGCGCCAGCTTGGGCGGCACCGGGTTATCGACCATCGTGACGTTCTTGCAATGCAGGAACGAGATCGCCAGCAGCGCCGGATTAAACCACGCCATGACCTTCTTCATCATTTCGTTGTGCTCGTCGGCGGCATAGCTTTGCATCCACGGCCGCTCCAGCAATCGGCCCTCGGCGTCGATGCACATAAACACTGAGCCATGCGATCCATCCGCGGTGGCTTCCGGCTTGCCGTAATCGACGAAATGCTCACACCATAGAATCCACTTCGCCTCTTCGGGGATGTCCTCACCTATAGCGTCGCCGCGCTCAATGGCGACAAATAGCTGGCCGACCCGCCCGCCGCGCGGCAGGATGTCTGTGATATCGGAATCGCCGTCCTCGGAGCGGATCTTGCGGACGATTCGGTGCTCACACCAGAACATAGGAAATGGCGGGGCTAGATTGGGGAAGTCGCGCCCGAGGTCCCAATTCTCCTGGTCGGTCCCGGCGTACATGTACTCGGCCACATTGTCGATGCAGATCACAGGCAGCGCCGGATCCGCCAGCAGCTGCAGGACCCGCATCGTGTGCGCCTTCCACGCTTCGATCTTGTCGCGGCGCACGAACCAGGGCATTTCCAAGCGCCCCTCGTTGCGGATGTCGTCAATAAGCCGGGGCATGAGTCTACGCCGCTCCTTGTTTCATCGTGTGGACCTTGGCCCGCCGCCCGTGCAGGCGATAGGCCGCCGGATCGAAGTAAGCCGTAAGCGGGCGGCTCGGATGCAAGCGCCAGATTTCCGTCGATTGAAACTCCAGCCAAGCCTTCTGCCCGGCCTCGGTGATCAGGAAGCCGTGCTTGGGGTAGAAAGTAATCCACCCCCGCACGAGCATCGACCGGAAGGGGCGCTGGTCGTAGAGCCTCGCCGTCTCCACGCTCATGTAATTGCCCTCGCTGAATGTTTTGAATAGCGGGTACTGCCGATTGGAGAGGCGAGTCATCGTTAGGCCGCTTCCAAGTGCTTCTTCCCTCTGCCCGCCGCCATGGCGGCGAGGCGCGCCTTACGTTGGCGGGGTGACATTGCCGCCCAGGCGGTCTTTTGCGCGGTGCTAATCTTCTCGCCCTTGGTTTTAGCCGCCCGCGCCGCAACGCGCCGGGCCATTTCTTTTTTGCGCTCCCCGGGATCATCCGGCCAGCCGTACCGCGCCTTATCCCGGGGCGGACTCAACAGCGCGGCCATATTGCCCCGCATGAGATCCACCTGGCTCTGCAGAATCTCTAAAGCGAACTCCATCCCGGGCAGCAGTGCGGCCATTCCCATGGATGCGTATTTCTTAATTTCATCGTTGGACTCGATCTTCATCGTCTCTCCTAAACCATCCAGTAATTGGAGTGTTTTTTTGCGTTTATCTTACTCCAACATAGTAATAAAAGGAATAGGGGGATGTAGGGTACGTCACCACGGTATATTTCACACATTTAATCGCGTTACATTCGACACTGACAGCGCGCCGCGCCGCTGGCTTCGTAGGGCGGCAGGCCCACCGGGCTCACGGTGCGATAGGTGATCACAAAGCCCGTGCCCTCGCAGTAAGGACAATCGGACTTGCCGACACTCGTTCGCACGCGCTGGCGTTTCTCCCCGGCCATACGGATTAGATCCGCGGGCGTTGGGCAAATGCTATGGGTATCCACCACGTCGCTGATGAGGCGATGCAGAAAATCGGCGTCCGTGTCCGAGATCCGGCGTAAAGCGTGGATCAGTTCCTGGCGGGCTTTGGGCATCGCCGGAAATTTCGATAGCCCGGTAAGGCGTTCTACCTGATCGTCATAGACCGAATCAGCTAGCAAGCTCGGATTCCGCTTCGATTTTTTCACGCCAAGCCTCCACGGCATCGGGGTTCATGTATTCCCGCAGGGCGCTCCACATCCCGTTTTCCGCCAGCGTTCGGTAAAAAGATTCGTTTGATTCCTTCTGTTCGCGTTTCCGCTTCTCGATCCAGGTTTCGGATTGCACCTCTTTGCGGTCGGCGGGCGGGTGTTCCCAATCTCCGTCATGGAACCAGCGCCAGAGTTGCGGAATGAAACGGCCCGGGCCATAGGCGGCCCAACGAGCCCGCCAGAGCCCATGGTTCAGCCGGATTACCTCTACGGTCCCGGCGATGCCCTCGGGGCGCGTGGTGAGGAGCTTGCGGGCCTCGGCTACGGCTTTGGGCACGTTGCCCGGTTCGGGATGCTGCGGCATCAGTTCGGCCACCAGCAGCCCGGCCTCGGCCAGCCCCGCCACGGGCGCGGGGTGTTGGGGTTCGTTACACCCATCGAGAGTGGCCGCCGACGCCGCCTCTTCGGGCGAGGCAGACACACGCGCGGCGGCGGCAGCCGCTCCCTCTGGTTCAATAACATCTGGTTCATATAAGGATGTAGCCGCTTCGAGGTGCCGCGTTTGGCACGAATGTGGGGCCGGATTTGGCACTTGCGCTTGGGCCACATTTGGCACGAATGAATCCTCGGCGGCGGACGCGGAAACGGGCATCTGCCACTGGTCTGGGGTGGCTATTTCGTAGCGGTTGCCCCAGAGGTTGCGGTGGGCGATGACCATCCCGGCCCGGTAGAGTTCGGCCAGGGCGCGTTTGATGGTGCGAAGGCTCTTGCCCAGGCGCTCGGCCAGGGTGGCGAGTTTGGGATTGCAAATCCCGGTCCTGCGGTTCTTGTAGGCCAGCAGCGCGCTGAAGAGACATTTTGCCAGAGCGCTGATGCCGGGCTTCCAGATCGCCGCGTCGGGGATGCACGTGAACGAGAAGGTTAACGTGGGCATTACCGTACCCCCTGATGTAAAACTGTGATCCAGCCGTCATTTCTGGCGGCGCGAGTTGCGGTACGATGATCTTGATTCATCGTTTTGGACCTTTCGGGCGCGCCGGGCTACAGCTAAAGCGGCGCGCCCCGTTTGTTTGCGGCCTCGTGTTGTCCGAGCCACGCATCGAGCGCCTCCACGGTGTCTACCACCGCGATGGCCAGACGGTAGCCCAAACGGATCTCTAGGATTTGTTGTTTCTGGTCGTCACTGATCCCTTCGCCTGGGCGCTTCACTTCGAGAAGGAAGCCGGGGAAGGTCTGATGCAGACACGCATAGTCGGGCGTGCCCTTGGGGGCACCCGTAATCCATCGGTTCAAATCCGCGGTGCGGAACTTGCCGCAATGGTTGCGGCCAATCCAATACCCGCGATAGCGCAGCAGATCCAGACAGGCCCGCTCCACGTCGTTCTCTTTGAGGCGCGGCGGGGCGGTCAGCCGGAATGGGCGCTCTTTACTCAGAGCACCTCCCCGGCGGGCTTCATGAGGCCCGCGATCACCTCGGCGCATTGCGGGCAGATCGCTCCCACCAGCCCCTCGCTGTAGGGAGCCCGGGATCGCCGGATTCCCCCCGCCAGCGGTTCCCCGCAGAAGGCCCGGTTAGGATCGCCGAATAATTCGATGTGCGGGTGGCGGTGTTCCTTCTGAGCGAGGCGTAGATCCAGGCGCCGATCCGCCACGCGAACCAGATAGGGCGGCTGTTCGGCCAGGATCGCGTTGCGGTTGAGGCGCTCCACACAGCCAGGACAAATGATGGTCGTGTAGGAAGCGCCGCAGCGCTTGCACGTCAGGGAAGGCATAGCTCGAACCGCCGAATCTGGGCTTCGAATTCGCGCAGCGCGTCTTCACCTTCCTCGCGGGCCAGCTTCTCCAAGTGGGGCAGCCCCCCGGCCACGGAGAAGTTGATCTCGGCGCGGGTGGCCTTGCGCCCCTCGGCGAACCACAGCGTTTCGATCGGTTCGCCGACGCTGATCAGGGGCCGCCCGGTATCGTCGGGGAAGATTTCGAAACTGCGCGTGACCCACAGCAAGGCGACCCCGGGGTTGCGGTGGATCGGGCACCCGGCCGCTTCGATGGTGCCGGCGGGGAGATTGCCTTCCCGGCGTTCCATCTCGGGGCGGGTGAGAAACGGGCAATTGAGCATCGACCAAAGGGCGCAGGCGCGATGGTTCGGGGGTTCGCTGGTCGTGCGCGTGATCCCGCACATCGGCCCGAGCACGAAGGCCAGATTGGCTCCGAGCCTCTCGCCGCACGTCCAGCAGCGGCGCTCCTTGATTGCCCGGCGGAACTTCTCCCCATCGGCGGTGCGAAATTCCGGGTCGGCATCGGGGCCGTTCGGCCACGCTGCGAACCAGGGCACGGGGTATCCGCGAAACACCGGAAGCGATTTCAATTGGTCCGGTAGCGGGGTGAGATCGGGCCGCAAGGACTCGAGGGTCTTCATCGCATCCCCCCAGTGAAGAGCGTTGTGCCCTCTGGGAAGGTAGGCAGCACGCCCGGCTCGTTGGGATCCAGCAGCGGGCACCCGCAGGGGCAGGCGACCTTGATCACCCGGATTTTGTTCTTCTCCCCGTCAGCCCAGATCGGGTAGGCGATCCAGCCGTCGTCCTGGCAAACGCTACAGAGGATCATAGCCGCCTCCGAACGCTTCCTCGGCAATGAGATCGCGCGCCCCGAGCTTCGCCTGCCCTGCGGGGTTATTGAGCGGGGTCTGGATCTCGGTATGCGGGTTCAGCCGGATCACCGCGTCCCAGAAGGCCCGCGCGGCTTCGTCGACCGTGAAGGCGGGGTTAACCTCGACCCGCCCGTCAAATCGAATGGTGACAATCGGGTCGCCGGAGGCCGCGCAAAGCGCCATGGACCCCGGGCCGTGGGGAAGGGCAATACGGAGGATATCCGTCATCGCGCCCCCCCGAATCCGTTGTACAAACTTGTACGACGGGTGGGTGATGTATGCCTTTTATGCCATTCTAACCTGTTGATACTACACGTAAACCGTTGATTCGATGTTGCTTCCAACGAAGCAACTCTACGTTTTGGCACCATGTTAAGTCTCCTATTTTCAATAGCCTGAAAAATACCGTACAAAATAACCGTACGGAATGAGGTAAACTGGGGTCATGAAACAAACCCGTTTGACCCGCCGTAAAGATGCGAACTACCTTTCGGCCTATCGCCGCCATGCCGACGGCTGCACCGAAACCAATGATTTGAATTGCAGTTGCCCCCTTTGGGTTCAGGGCCGCCTCGCCGGGAAATACGTCCGCGAAAGCCTGAACACTCGATCCTATCCCATGGCGCAACAGCAGATTAAAGACAAGCTGAACCCGCCCGGTCCCGGCGGTCCCGGCGGCGGCCCGCGCCCCGTGGAAATTACCAGCGGGGCCGTTACCCTGGAGGCCGCCGAAGCCGCCTTCCTGAAATACAAGGCTGACAAGTCCGCCAGCACCATCAAAGAATACAGCTACACGGTGAAGCACTTCCGGCGCTTCGCCGAGGCGCACGGTGTGACCGATGTGCGCGCCGTGGCCCCGCCCTTGATCCAGCAGTATTTCCTGGAGTACGGCAACGCCTGGGGGCAGCGCACCAAAATTACCCGCGCTACCTACCTTCGCATCTGGTGCAAATTCTGGTGTGAGATGGATTGGATTACGGTTTCCCCGGCGGACAAGAAGCTCTTCAGCTTCGCCCGCCCCACGGTCCACGCCCGCGAACCCTTCAGCATTGACGAAATTAAGAAGATCATGGAGGCCGTCGAGCTTGTGCCCGAGAGTCTTCACCAGGGGCGTGGCGATTGGCGCGGCGAAACCATGCCTCACAACCGGGACCGCACCCGCGCCCTGGTGCTGCTGCTGCTCTATAGCGGGATGCGAATTTCCGACGCCGCATTCCTGGAACGCGCCTCGATCAGCCGCGCGGGCATTCTCGATTACGTGGTGATCAAAACCCGCCGCCAGATTGGCCTGCCCATTCAACTCCACGCGGACGCCATCGCGGCGCTGGCGAAACTGCCCGGCACGGGTGATTTCTTTTTCCTGCCGCCGGGCGAGTACCGCGCGGCGCTTGACGCCCGCCACAAGGGCCAGCGCTTCGAGGCCAAGCTGCCCGCGGGATTTATGCGGCAGTCGGTAGCCACCACCGCAGCGCTTATCGAGCGCGTCCTGGAATTGGCGGGGCTGCCGGGGCGGTGTCACCGCTTCCGCGATACCTTCGCGGTCAACATGCTGGTCGGCGGCGCGGATATTTATACCGTGTCTCAGGCCCTCGGCCACGCCGATGTGAAAATTACGAGTCGCCATTATCTGAATTTGATTCCCGGCTACCGTGAACGCATGAGCCAATCCACGCGGGTTCTAAATTATCAGTTACCCAAGGCGGGGTAAAGTAGGATCTTTCCGAAGGGGCGGCCTCCGGGTCGCCCCTTTTTTTAATCCTTGCGTCGTCCAGCCAGACCGAATCGTGCCAAACCATGCCACACCACACTAAGCCCAATCTAGCCTTGCCAAGTCCTACCGTGACCCGCCTTTTTCCGTTTATGGGGGCCGCCATAGGCCCGCCGGGGGCGTAGGGGGGCGACGGTTCCCCCCTGCCACCCACGGAGGCCGCCACGGGGCGGAAACGGGCCGCCATGGGGCAATTTATCGCCCCGTGCGGCGGTACGCATTCTGTTGATAAACCCGCCGCGCCACCGATTCAGGAATGCGCAGGGACACATAGGCCCGCTTGCGATTCTTCGTCAGTTTGCCGACCCCGAATTTGATTACGCCCGGTTCGTTGGCAAACCACTTGCGCAGCATTCGGGTGGACATATGCCACGCTTCGGCCAGCTGCGCAATCGTGTAATGTTGCTCCAGAAAATCGGGGCGGTCGGTTTCCATTGGTTCCGCCATCATGATTGGTATCTCCTCCTTGCCTCGCCATCGGGATATTCCTGCAGCGTCACCCCGGCCCGGGCGAGGTCGTCTTCCAGCTGCGCTAGATTCTTCGGGAAGGTTTCGTTGTGATCGTGATGCAGCACCCAACACAGGACGTCCAGGTTGTGCATCATCGTCGCCTGCGTGTTGGGATCCACGGTCTGCCCCGTGACGGGATCGAGCAGCACTAGGGACAACAGATCGTGCGCCCGTTGGATCTCGGCCTCGGTGCGTATCGTCATCGCTGCCCCCACCAGGGCTGCGCGTGGCGCTGGTCGTCGCGGCGGCGGCGCGAAGGCCGCCGGGCGAAGAAGACCAACACCAGGAAACTTCCGATTACAATCGCCGGCAGTAACATCAGTCCCACTCCTTCGTTAAACGTGCCCGCCATTCGGTGAGCAGTAGATCGGCAGCGTTCGCGGCCATCGCCACGGCCTCCTCGACCGTGGCCTGTGTTTCCGTCGCCAGGATCGCGCCGAGGGCCGTCACAGCGGCGCGTTCCCAAAAGTCACGCTCGGGATCCTTCTTATTCATAAGCCTTGCCTCTGCCCGCCATAACCCGCCCAACCCATCCTGCCCGGCCTCACCGATTCACGCCTCGCCTTACATGGCCGACCCCGACCTCGCCTGCCCGGCCAATCCCGGCCAATCCCGGCCACGCCTAAACATGCCTCGCCTGCCGCGCCTCGCCGCCCCAGGCCCGACCTTTGCTCTACCTGCCAAACCCCGCCTGCCTCGCCATACCCACCCCGATCCGACCTTGCAATATCGCGCCAAACCTGATCACGCCGCGCCTGCCTTGCCAGCCCCCGCCTAACCTCGCCGATCCGCACCTAAGCAGTCCTAGCCTGCCGCCCTCCACCGGATCGCGCCGGGCCTACCATGCCCAACCTTGCACCGCCTGCCCAACCGCGCCATCCCCGGACTCGCCAATCTCCAACGCTCCATCCCACACCCCGCCATACGATGCCAGCCCAACCCTTCCGGGCCAGCCCCGCCGAGTCGCTCCTAATCCCACCGGGCCGACCGTACCGGGCCTGCCAATCCGCGCCCGTTCTCCCCGTTCCAAGTCGCGCCATCCCAACCCTTACCGAGCCTGCCTCGCCGTACCCGGCCCGGCCCGTCCAACCGTCTCCCGACCCAACCTCGCCTGCTATGCCCCGCCGTCCCGGATCGGACCCGTACAAGCCGTGACTCATCCAGCCCGACCGACCCACGCCGTGCCTGCCGTGCCGCGCCTTGCCTACGCTGGCCGTGCCATGCCGTAGCCCCCCCGTACCACGCCTGCCAATCCCCGCCAGTCCTTGCCTGGGCCGACCGCACCTAATCTCGCCGTACCAGGGCCAGCCATGCCAGAGCTTTACGGCACCGCATCGTCGCCGCTCAAATCGGGCGGCGGCGGCCGGTGCCCATAATTTCGCGCGGCTCTTTCGATTGCGGCGAACACGCCAGCCAACTCTGAAAGCTGGAAGTACTTCACCTTTAGGCGATTCAGTTCATCCAGTGCATCGGTCAGCATTTGCGCGCGTTCGGATGGGGCCGCCAGCACTTGCGCCATAACGCGATACCCGCCCCCGTCAAGCTGCCGATCCGGTGTCAGGCTGATGAACGCTCTTACTTGGTAGTGGGGTTCATCGTGCGGAAGTGTCTCCACGGTGACGCGAATTAATTGGCGGGCCTGTTGCAGCCGCCACTGGTGGGCGGCCAGCCCATCGTCCCACTGGAAGTAACCGTGGAGAGGCGAGTCGGGGTGACTCGCCTCCGCAATTACATCAGCCGGACGCAGCAGCCCGTACATCGCTTGAATGCGATATAGCTCCTGTACCACGTCGATTCTTGGCATTTTGTTTTACCCCAGTGCAACACGATCTATCAGTTTCGTTGCCACGGCATTGTTGAAGGATTCGTTGCCGTTGGTCTTTTCGATTTCAAACAGTCCCCAGCCCATTCCGGCTGAGTGCTTACTGTCGGGACGCCCCTCGCAGATACCAACCTGCTGGCCCACCCGCGCCAGCAAGTTAGTCACGTCCTCGAGGGTGAATTGATCGGCATCCCACCGGATGCGCGCGACCGCCGTCCAGTTGTGATAGGCCGCGCGCACGGTGACATACGGCTGCCCGGTTTCGACACGCGCCATATCCGCCTGCTTGACGGGAGTCGCGTCGCAAATTCGGATCAGCGGGATCTGTGGTTCCTCGGCATCGACGCCGTCCTTCTCGACGAAGACGGAGAGCTTGGCGAGGACCATTTTGAAGTCCACCAAGCGGCACGCTGAAATCAAGGCTTTCCGAAGCGACCCCGCGTGAAAGCCATCCCACCCTTCGCGGCTGATGTATCGCGCCTCTTTGAAAGTCTGGTCCGTGTCCTTCGGTTCCCGATTCTTCTTACTCGACGCTGCCTTGCCCGTTTCCATCTTTTCTTGCATCTGGTTCTTGAGTTTGGCGCTGAAGCGATGAATTACCAGCGGGCAATCCTCCATGCCGATCAGCTTGAAAGATGCATGTTGAAAGTTCACCGGACGGATGTTAATTGTCTTGGATACGGAAGTCTTCGTACCCGCTTCGTTTGCGTTTTTTTGAGTTGCCATAGCAACCCTCCTAGATTGAAATTTCTTTCGTTTTTGCCGGGTCGAAAGATAGCCCCGGTTTGTTTAGCCAAGCAATGCCGAGTCCCGCCATGTCATGCCTCGCCGTTCCCAACCTTGCCTGCCATACCTCGCCCAATCGCTACATGCCTAACTGCTACATCCCAGGCCGCCCGAAACGAGACGCACCAAGCCTGCGGTTCCCTGCCCAATCTTTCCGACTCGCCCATTCCATAACGCGCCCCGCCCCGCCGTGCCTGCCGGGCCAGCCCAGGCCAATCCCGACCTTGCCCCATCAGTCCTTCCATGCCGACTCGGACCAAACCTGCCAGCCCGCGCCTCGCCCCATCGCGCCGCGCCTCAACTTGCCGTCTCGCCCCAAGCCCCGCCGACCCTTGCCGTGCCAAGCCTGCGAGTCCGATCCCTGCCGCGCCATCGCTTTCCAGCCGACATCGCGCCGAATCGCGCCCTGCCTGCAACGCCGAACCTCAACCAGCCCGGCCCCCAACACAACGTGCGGCACCACGCCGAACCAATCCCCGCCTGCCACGCCACGCCCCGACGTGCCCCGCCTATCCTCGCCCCAACTCGCCGTGCCCATCTCAACTACTGCTTCGTGCCTTCCGAATCGCCGGGCGCTCCGAAGTCAAGCCCCTGTTGCATCTCCTCGGCCGTCATGGCGACCTCTCGAACGTCCTCCCCGGAATCCGCGCGGCGGATGGTCTTCATGCCCGCCCGGGGCACACCGTAATAGGCGATGCATTGGACCTCGCGCATTTCGCTGCGGTCCTTGATCTTCCCGGCCAGGGTGAAGACCCGCCCGTTGGCGCGCTTCAAGTCCGCCGAGATCGCGCTGGTGGCTTCCTTCTTGCGTGCTTCGATTTCGCGCACGTCGTCGGCGGCGCGCGCCAAGGCATCACCGAGTTCCAGCAACTCGGCCCTGGTGAAGGTGTACTTTAATTCTTCGATTACCAGCTTCTCAGCCATCTACATCTCCTCTTCCGCGCCGCAGTCCAAACATCGATAACCGACCCAACGACGGCGCTCTTCGGTCCCATCAGGATGGGTAACTCCGGTGCCTGATTCACCGGACTCCTCGCGCAAATTCCAGGAACCGCACACGGAGCACACCATCACTATTTCCCCGTCGTCTGCGTCGGCGGTCCCGGGGCCGGGCTCTCCGGTTCCGCCTGGAGAAAACTTTCCTGGGCGAGAATCTTGTCGCGCACCGACCGCCCGCGCGGCGGCGCGGAATCCTCGGTGGGCGGAGCGTCGATGGCCCCCTGCAAATCCGCCGGCAGCATCGCGGGCGGCATGGATTCCATGGGGATCATCTCCAGCGCTTCTTCGCGGGACACCGCGCCGCGCAGCACGTGGGGCGCGTGGAATTTCTTCACCCGGCCCACCGTGCGCCAGTAGTACATGTCACGGCCCCAGGATTTGAAATTCCATTTTTCCGAGAGCGGGATCTGCTTGCCCTTCTCCCAAATCATCGCGGTGTCGGCATCGAACTGCGTGAAGCTCACCGAGATGGCTTTGCCGCTGCGGTCGAGGATCGGATTGTAGCGCTGCTGGCTGGCGCTCCACTTCTTGATCCACAGCACGCAACCCACGCACTTGCGATGCTTCCGGCCCTTATGGTCGACTTCATCCTCCAGCCATTCGATGTCCCACTCGTACCCGGCCTGCTGCAGCTTGGCAGCAATAATCTCGTTCTCGATGGCGGGCCGCCCGTTGGCGAAATAGAGGTAGCGCATCGAGTCAGCGGCGTTCAATCCCCAGTTACGGCCTAAATTGATCTTGACCATGGCGGTCGCAATCGCCTGATCGGCGGTGGCCGCCTTGAGATCGTCAAACTGGCCGCTAAGGGCGAACTCGCGCGCCAGCGCCCGGTCCTGGGCGAAGGTTTGCCGGGCCACCTCGGCGTCGACCAGCGCGCTGATCCACGCTTCGCGCTTCACGTTGTCGGGCATTTGCAGAAGGTGCTCGATGCTCACGCGCGAGGGCCGCCCGGTCGAGTCGGCCTGGGCGGGCTGCATGGATGGCGCCTGCGCGCTCAATTGCATCCCGGCGGCCGGGGGCGGTTCGGGCGCAGCGGTAGTGTTGCCTTCGGTTGGTTCCATAACTTGGATCTCCTGTACGGTTCGGTTAACCCGGAACCTTTTGTGCCGTCGTTTGGTTCCGGGTACCGCGAGCCATGACGACAGACGGCATCGGCATCGTTAGGCGGCTTCCTCGCCGCGCATCGCATCGTGCTCGAAGCGGATCTTGCGGATGCCGGGCTTCGGGCGGGTATAAAACTCCATCACGCTTTGGCGGGCCTCTTCGGTCTTGAAGTGGTTCTGCAGGAGCCCGCGGGCCATCGCTTCCCAATCCACCTCGACGGAATCCTTGGTGCGCCTCCAGGTGAATTTGCCCTCGGGCCAGACGAGCCCTTCCTTGTCGGCGATGGCGGCCTTGATCAAATTCTCGAGCAGCGCCCGGCGTTCCTTGACCCCGGCTTCCTCGAACCGTACCTGCGCGTAATCGGTCAGCAGGTTGATCTCTTCCGGGGTGGCTTGGCGCAGATCGGGCCGCTTGTGATGCGGGAAAGTCGTCTTCAGCCAGTAGGCGGCGGCCCCGCTGCCGTCGATGGGCGGGCGCTCGTCGCGCACGATAAACCGCTGGTGCCATTCCCACACCCGCGTCAGCATCGCCTGCTCGGCGGTCGGGTCGAGGCGCTCCACCGCGAAGATGCGCAGCTGGTCGCCGATCATGGCGGCGATGTCCCAGACCGGGTAATTGGTGGCCGCCATGTAGTAGTACGCCTGCAGCTGGATGTACTCGGGGATTTCACCGGGGCCGTCGCCCCAGTTGCGGCGCTGGTCCCAGGCGACCAGCTTGGCGTCCACGCCGCGCTTCTCGTTGCGCACGAGCCCGTCCGGGGTGTACACCATCCAGGGGCGCTCCGGGTCGGTCAGCGTCCTATCGAAGTACTCGACATCGCGCTTCGTGGTGAAGGCGTAGAGCTTCAGGATGGCTTCCTCGAAAAACTTTCCTGCCATCATGCGGGCCGAGGGTTCCAGGTGCTCTGTCTCCCGGCATTTCTTCCGCGCCCACAGCCCGAAGCTATCGAGGTAGGGATGACACCCGAAGATGGCCCCTACCTCGCTCCCGCCAATCCCGGTTCGCCGCGCTTCCGCATCGATCATCGCCGTAACCTCTCCCATTCCAGGCGCTGCACATAGAGCGCGGCGCACGCCGCGCACAGAAAATACCAATCGAGAAACCGGATCCCGGCCTGCTGGCGGCAGCGGTCGCAGCGGGCTACCTTGCTCTCCACCTGGGGCTTACCCATTGGCGGCCTCCCCGCGCTTACGGCGCGGCGGCGGCAGCGGAACGTCCAGGGGGTAAGCGTCGATGTCTTCCGGTGGTTCATCGCCCGACTCCCCAAGGCCGCTTTCGTCGATCAGGTACTGGACCGCTTGTTGCTGGCTGCAGTGGTTCCAGCCCCGGATTTCTGCCAGCCGTACCTGAATCCGGTGCAGCCTTTCCATGGCCCCATCCGACAGCTTGATATTCAGGTTTTTCCCTATCTTCGCGGCGGATTCATCAGGACCCCTACGCATTGGACACACCCCTTCCCGGGAGTATTCGAGCCCTTCATCGTGTGTGATTGCTTGGGAAAAATCCGCCAGACTTTCAGAGTCCGGTGTATTTCCCGTTTCGTTGTTTGAACTATACCCCCACAGGCAAATCGCGTCAATAGGTCTCCACAGCGCAAATCGTTGTGAGCAGGGGTTTTACTAAGTAATTTACTAAGTGTTTTGAATGGCCGCCGGGTGTTTAAGAACGATTAGAAATCGCTCGCTCGTTTTTGTCAAACCCGCTAAGTTTTGCCCCGTCAAATGTTTCGCGATTTATACGAACCAATCGGGCCACGCGGTAGGGGGTAGATCGAACGGCCCAAAAAAAAGTTTTGGCCCCGTGACATAAAACACAACCCGCCGGGGGGTCCTCGGGGGAACTCCGTATGAGGCTTCGATGTGGGATACGTCTCACCTGTGCGGTATCCCGTGGCTATACATTTGTTAACAATCCAGACTGAACGTAATGGGACGGGATGTAGATCGCACGATGGTCAGGAAGGCGTACGGAATGGCAGTACGGGGGTTGCGTGCCAGAATCGGTTTGGCGCAGGAAACACTAGCGCTTGAAGCGGGCGTGGATCGCGCCTACATGAGCGGGCTGGAACGGGGCAAGCACACCCCCACGCTGGAGACGGTGCTGCGCTTCCTGCCGTTGCTGCAGGTATCGTTCCCCGACTTCGCCATCGAGTTCGACAAGTGCCTCCGCCGGGCGCGGCGCGAAGCCAAGAAGCTATAGCATCTTGTTGACGACGGCCTCCACGGATCCTTGCAACGCCGGGTCCAGGATCGCCGCGCCATCGGTTTGCACCGCGGCGTCCATCACGACGGGCGGCTGCAGCTTCATCGCTTCCGCCTCGGGATTCTGGAAGGTCTGGTTGGCCCACTTCTCTCTGGTGTTGTGGGCGGGCGTGTTCGTGGGTTCACCCAGGATGGAGTCCGCGTATTTGAGCGCGGCCACCTTGACCCTGCCCCGGAAGGCAAAGTCGGTCATCAGTGCTGCGCTTTCGTCGTAGGTGAGTGGCATAATCATTCTTCCTTTCAAAACCATTCAATCCAAGATGCAAACGATCCAGATGTGGTGACCTTATACCAGTTTCCCGGCAATACAAAAAACGATAATGCTGCTCCTAAAGTACCTGCCGAAGCGAAGGTAGAAGCGACTGCCGTAGTTGGAGGATTGGCGGCGTCCGTATATGCGGTAGGGGTCTGGCCCGCAGTTACGCTTGCACAAACCGTGACGAACATTGCTTTGCCAGTGTCGTTTTGGTAAGGAGTGCCCGACACTCTAGACCCTGTGACCACACGTTGAGTCGCTATGCCCCCTCCAATCGGCGTCCCATTCACCTTGTAAGCGCCCGTGATATTCAGGTCACCGTTGCTGGAGAATCGCGCCGATTCCGTGAGAGCACCGTCAGTCGGCGCTTTTCGCGTGTGGATGGTGACATCCCCCTGCGTGTTATTCGCGCCGTTTGTTGCCCATCCTTTGATGGCAGCAAATCTCCACGCGCCCCCCGCTGCGGAGAACATCACCATACCGCCGTTTCCGCCAGCTGCTCCGGTGTCGCACAGATCAATCGTAGCCGCCTGGCTATTCCCGGTAATGATGGAACCAGTGTTCCCGGCCCCCTGCACGGATAGCTGGTGGGTTGGGCTTACGCCTAAGCCGACCCTGCCAGCTTGAACGATCATAGTGTTGGCCGCTGCCCCGGCGGCGATTACACGGAAAACCTGCGATGCTCCGCTATACACGCCGAGAGCATAATCCCCGCTCACGACTGACATTTCGATGGAGGAAGCCGGACCCGAACCCAACTCAAAATAAGCACCCTGGCCCGCCCCGGCCTCCAGCCACATTTGCGCGTTTCCTGTCGATGCGACGTGTAACTGGGAAGTCGAAATCGGTGCTGTAGTGCCAATACCGACCGAACCGTTAGCCATGAACGTGGCAACCATCTTGCCGCCGACCGCACTATAAATGTTGAAGTCCGTTCCCCCGGTGGCAGTGATGAGATCGGTTCCCAACGACCATGTATCGTTACCGTACTTCGTGCCGAAAAAGCGCAGTTGAACGTGATTGGACGCAGAGTCAATGCCGCGAAGACGCAGCGCCTGGAACGAAGCACTTGCGATCTCCAGCGCATAGGTTCCCGCGCCCATTCCGATGGAGACTGGTCCCTCTCTTGAAGGATTCAGTAGCAGCGGATTTCCCGATAGCAATAGTTGAGTGAGTGCCCCCGCCGAACGGTTGTACGCCTGGATGTATCCGTTGTTGGCGCTGGCAAACAATTCTATCCCCGCGCCCGATGTCGGCGCGTTCGCCGTCCCGGTGGATCGGATAAAACCGCTCGTGTTCAGCGCGCCCGCATTGTTGAGCATGAAGCCCGCCGCATCGATATCGCTGGTCCACGGCGTCTGCGATCCCCCGCCAGAGCCTCCGCTCGGTGTCGCCCAGATCCCATCGCCGCGCAGGTAAACGGTCGCTCCAGGTGTACCTGTGGCTAATCGGGCGGGCGCAATCACACCGGAGACGATAGCTGCTGCATCGTGAGTGTGGGCACTCGGCGGAAATGTTGCTGGCACCCCGGTGAGTTTTGCCCAGCCCAGGCTGGTGATCCAAACCGGATCGGCATAGCTTCCGCTGGTCGAAACCGCATTGGTCACTTGCGCGGCGCTATAATCCCCCGCCGTCGCCACCACCGCCCCGCTGCGCCCAAAGACGCTGGCGACCGCGCCTGCGCCGGGGATGACGACATTGGTAATCGTCTGGCCGCCGCCGTCGATGGGGCCTGTCCACTTCTGCGCCCCCATCGTGATGAGCCCGGTCGCCCGGTTGACCGCCAGCGGCGTGCCTAGCAAATTCCCGGCATCATCGTAGCGGCGCAGCGCGAAGTTGGATCCGGCATTCGCCCCGCCCTCGGCGGTGCCGTCCTTGGTAAGCGCCCATCGCAATAGCGCCGTGGGGCCGCTGCCGGATCGCAGTTCGAGGCGGCTCTCGCTATCCGGTCCCTGCGTGATGTTGACGGGCGACAACGTGTTCGTAAAGCCGCCCGAGCCATCGAGGATCACGTTCGATAAACGGTAGCCCCCGCCGTTCACGTCGCCGCCCCAGGCGCGGTCGTCGTTCGCCAGCGAGTTGAGCATATCGTTGAAGAGCTTGTCCGAGCGGGCGAGATCGTTGCGCGAGAGCCATGCCATAGTGATTTACTCCTTTGCGATGCGTTCCAGGCCGCCATTGACGCGCGGGGCGGGTGGTGGCGGATCGGGCGGCGCCTGGGCCTGCGGGGCATCCGGCAGATCGCAAATCAGGTTGCCGCCTTCCAGCCGGGCCGCGCGGTAGTCGGTGATGCCGTATAGCTGCACCAGATTAGCGAGGTACTGCCGCCGCTTCTGCTCCACGACGGGCAGCTGCGCCCGGGCCGTTTCCATATCCAGGGTTAACGCGCCGATCTGGGCGAGGACGGTTTTGCGCTCCTCGTCGATCTGCTGCGCTTGGTTGATTTCGTGTGGTTGTAAGCTGAATGCTCTCTGCATAGATTCTCCTTGTGTGATGTTTACGAATAACTGACGATGACGCCTCCACGCACGACGATCTGTAACGCGCCCACGTTCGCCCCGTTGATCCACAGTTGCAGCGGATTTCCGGCGTTGTCGTGGAAGGCGATGGTATAGTCCTGTCCGGTGAGGCCCGTGGGGTTGAAGCCCGAGCCTGTGACCTTCCCGGTTGCCGTGATGGTGTTGTTGCTGGAAATGATGCCGCAGTCGATCCGGTTGGATCCCGCGTTGATCGGTCCACAAGTGATCGACTGATTGTTGGTGGTGATTTGCTGGCAATTGAGCGTGCCTGGACTGATCACCATGCTGGATGCGCCGACCGCCCCGAGCGTGGTCTGCCCCGTCACACTCAGCGTGCCGGATAGCGACAAGGAGTTCATCGAGAGCGTGCCGCGAATAAACACGGCCCCGGCCCCATCCACCGAAAAATTCAGATTGCCCGAACCGTCGCGCAGGCTGAAGGTGGCATTGCCGTCCGCCGCCGATCCGCTGTCCAGCTGCACGTTGATGTTGCCGCTGGCGGGCGAGTACATCGTCAAGGTGCCCCACCACCAGTTGCGGGTCGCGTCGTTCCCTTTGGGGTCGCCGTTGAAGCTGACGAGCGCCGCGAGGCGTCCCTGCTGGCCGCCCACATTGTTAGGGCCGCGCAGGATGATCCCGCGATTGATGATGGCGATGCCGTGCTTGGGATTGTTTACGGTGTCGTAGTTGGTCCGGTAGAGCGAGAGGCCGGGGAACTTGTAATAGCTGCTGTCGGATGGATTGTCGGTCACGAACGCCGAGAATCCATACTCCAGCCGCATCGCGGCGTTCGTTGGATTCGTGGCGGTCGGGTAGTTCGCCTGATAGTCGATGGTGAAGCGGGTAATTTGCCGCATCTGCACCGTCGCGCCCAGGGGGTCGGTGGCATCCTGCTTCGCCAGCATTCTCCAATCAGTGAAGGTCTGGCCGCCGTACGCAAACTCTTTGAACCACGCCCCTTGGATGGATACCTCCGGTCCTCCCTGGTTGCCTGTGGCGGCATAGCCGATCCTGGCCCCGATCCGGCCCACTTCCGTATTCGCGTTGTCGCGGATCGAGATGTAGGGATAGCGGGATCCGGCCATCTCGAAACCGCCGATGATGACGGTCCCGTCCTGCTTCGCGTAAATCGGCGCGTTGGTGGGGTTGTCGCCGCCGACGTATAGCTCCTGCATCCAGCCGCCGAAGATCGAGTGCGCGGCGGGATTGTCCGGGGTGCCTCCGGTCTGCTGGCCGATCCAGCCGCGCAGGACGTTCGAGGCATTGTAGACGGCCACCTGTCCGTTTTCCATGCCTTTGAACAGGCCCGCGTTGCCCACGGTGGAAGGCCCGCCGCCGACGCGCAGGATCGATCCCACGAAAATCTTAGGGGCGATAATCTGCTCGACCGTGAATTTGGCCGGGTCGGCGGGCCAATCGAATTCGGCCTCGTTGAACCAATCCCTCGGCATTCGGGACGCCAGCACGTTTCCCACGATGGGAGTGAACGCGGGCGGCGTCACCTTCGGCGTGGTTCCCGGCAGAATCGTATTGCGATGCCCTGTCATATCCCGGCTGACGAAATAGAAATCCCAGGTGCGGGCCGCCGGGGCGGGCTCCCAATCGGTGGTGAAGCTGGTCGCGTTCTTCGGCACATCCCACCACGTGGGATCCGCCGTCTGCCCACTGATGACCCGCGCAATCGACATCCCGCCGAAGAGGTTGCTGGTGGGATTCTGCCACGTGCCGATTTGGTGGCGCATCATCACCACGCCATCGGAATTCAGTTCCTGGACCGTCGTTACCGTGGTGCCGCTTGCGCCGCCAGCGGGCGCGTATTCGAGGCCGTTGCCACCCAACGCGGGCGGCCCGATGTTCCAGGTGACGCGCGGGGTGTTGACGCCCGGGTTTGCCGGATCGTCGCTCGGCCTGCCCTGGTCGTCAATCGAGATCGCGACGATGGTCCACGCCTCGGCCACCTTCGGCCAGTCGATGATCTCCAGTCCAATCGAGGTGATGTTGGCGGGCACGCGCGGCTTCATCAGGCGCGGCGGCGTGACCCCGGTGCGATAGAATTCCACGCCCTTATAGCGTGGCGAGGCGGGCACGGTCCAGGTGAGAGTCGCCCTCGCAAGGTCGGTGCCATCCGGCTGCGGATCATGGATGTAGTTCGTTAGGGCGAGGCCCGTGACGTAGGGCGCGGTGGGCTGGCCCACGGGAGGGTACACGATGGTGACGTCGATCATTGGCGTCACGCCCTTAACGATGGTGTTGCGCCGCCCATCGACATCGCGGGAGCAAAACCAGACTTTGAAGTGACCGCCCAGGCCCGCCTCGTAGCTGCCGCTGTGCCAATCGTCGGGCTTATTGACATCGAGGAACAGCGCTTCCTTGCGGGTGCCGTCGTCGTATTCGTATACCGTCATCACGCCGCCGAAGGCGCGCAGCCCGGGGGGCAGCGGAATCGCCGGATCGGGAGCGGTATAGCCGAACACCAGCGAGTACATCGGCCCCGCCGGATTGGCGAAGTCCTGAACCACCGTGATGTGGGCACCCGTGACGATCCAGGCATACTCCTGGCCGCTGACGTACTGCCCGGCGGCGGCGGGGATGGTGACGACCGCGCTTGGCGTGGGGGGCGGTTTGTTGGCCCGCACCAGGGTCGCGTTCTTGACGGTGCTGAACGCTTGCACATAGACCCGGATGGCGCGCGCCTTCGGAGCGCCGTTCACGGTGATGAGGGCCGGGGGCTCAAAGTCATCGGTGATGTGGACCGGAGCCCACTTACCGGATACCTGGCTGGTTCCATCGAGCGGGATGCTGCCGTCCATGGGCGCTTCGTTAGACGAACTGATGTCGGGATCTTCCAGGTAAATCCCCACGCCCACGGTGGGGGAGCCCGCGCCCGGCGACCAGTCAATCGTGACCTCGAATTTGCCCTCGTAGACTTCGCGCACCTTCAGCGGCCCGTTGATGACCGCCGGGGGCGCGTCGGGCGGGATGAAGGTTCCGCCCCCCGAGGTCGTGCCCTTCTCGTAGATCCAGGTCCCGGTTGCCATAGCTTATCCCGCTGTCACCCGCGCCGTCTCGGTCGGCCCGAGGGTCACAGCGCTGGCCCCATCGAAGAGGAATTCCCCGGCGGCGCTTTCCACAATCGCGTTATGTGGCCCGGTGTCATTCACCACGTACAGCGTTCTGCCCTGGTATTGCGCGATGGGCAGCAATTGAATCGTCACATCGTTCTCGGTGGTGTCGGCGCGGATCGTCTGGTCGGTCGCCAGCGTGGCCCATGGCCCCAAGCCCGGCCCCACCACGCGCACCGTGGGCGGCTGGCCGTAGATGAAGATCTCGCGCAGCGGCGCGACCTCCTCGCTCGAATACTGGCCCCGGTCGTCGACCAGGAAGCCCCCCACCAGGGCGGTACGGTTGCGCAGGTTCTCCACCCGCATCTTGATCTCGACCCGCGTCCCTTCGCGCGGCACCTGGAGATCGCTCGTCTCCGTGGTGTAGGCCCAATCGGGATCTTCCACGATGACGACCGAGGTATTGTCCGGGATCGTCTGCCATGCCGGGCTGACGGTGATTTGGGTATTGCTGTTGCCCGTGATGTAGCGCCACTGGCCCGCCCCGGTCCCGAACAGGATGCGCGCGATCCGCCCCTTCTCCTCGTCGACCGCGAGGCCCGGGCTGCCGAACTGATTGCGGGCCACGAAGTTATCCCACAGCGGGTCGGTGACGCTGTTGGCGGTCGCGGTAATCCCCACCGAGCGCAGGATCAGGACGTCGCCCTTCTCCACCGAATCGGCGGCCGTCCCGCGGACACAATCGGGTGTCACCGTGAAGGTCCCGGTAGCGCCATCGAAGTGCGTAATCGTGAAGTTCCACAGCGGGGCGCTGCCATCGCTCTGGTCGGCCAGCGCCGAGAGGATGCGTGCGGGCGGTCCTAACCAGTTATCCGTGCTGCCCTTGAAGTCATCGCTCTGGATCTGGTTGGGCGCGGTGACGCCCGTCACGCTGACGCCCGCGACCCCGGAATGCCAGATGCGCTTGGCGGCGATGGCGACCTTGCGCGCCCCGGCCTCGGGCATTCCCTCGGTCATGGGGTGGATCGGCCCGGCAAAATCCAGCGGTGTCTGGACGTTCATCCCGCTCGATTGCCGCGCCAGGGCGCGGCGGTCCTTGCCCGCCCACAGGTCCCACGGCTGATCGGAATCGGGCGAGGCGGCAATCGTCATCGTCACCTTCTGCCCGGTGACGCCCGGCGGGATCCAAAGTCCGATGAGGTTGGAAGGGGCCAGCGGCTGCATGGTGTTCATGCGTTGCGTAATCCCCACGTATACCGTCATGGGGCCAGCCAGCGTCCCGCCGGGGGCCAGGAAGGCCGCCAGGATACGCGGCTGCCTGCCGGGCGCGAACAGGTTGATGCACATCTGCCCGGCGACGTAGATGGTCGCGTCCCAACTTCCATCGCGGGCGATGCGGTAGTCCTGCCAGAGATCGAAGGTGCGCTGCAGCGGGTCGGTGTACAGCGGGTCGTTCGCCACGGGCGCGATCTCGTTGGGCATCCAGGTGAGCCCGGTGATCGACGGCAGCATCTCGGGCGGGACCGGGGCGGCGGTGGCATCCTCGGGCTTGGGGCCGAAGGTCAGATTGTACATCGCGTCCGTGGTGGGTGTCGCGTCGAGGTCGATGCTGAAATCCGGGTTGAGCATCCACTTCACCACGCGCCCCTCGGCGTACCCGGTGGGTAAGGCGGGATGTCCCTGGCCCGGCTGCAAGCTGCCAAGCGAGATGATATCGCCCGCCATCGTATGCAGCCCCAGGACCGTGGTGCGGAAGCGCAGGGACCGGGCCTTCACCTGTTGGTTATCTGTGATCGCGCCGCCCGCATCCCGAACCACAATCCCCCCGATCTCCTCGCGCAGCCGGGTGGTGGCGATGCGGGCCGCTTGGCTCTTGTTGCTGACGCCCACCAGGGTCATCGTGGAGGCGTTGAACTGGGGCGATTCCACGGTCCCGGCAAACGCCGCCTGATCCATATCGTAGATGGTGACGTTGTTTAACTGCCAGTTGAATTCCTCATCGCCAAACTCCACCGTCAGCTGATTGAATTGCGGCTGAATCGGAACCGTCTCCAGGCTCTTGAAGAGGATGTTGGCGCGGGTGTAGGTGTTGTGGGGAAGCACGCCCGAATTCTCGCGGATGCCAAGCCAAAGCTTCCCGTTCACGAAGGTGTAATAGCCGAGGCAGCAATTCAAGATCTCCTGCAGCCAATCCTTGAGCGGCTTGCGCTCCTTCAAAGCGCCCCGGAAGGGATACTGGCGCTCCTTCCCGGTGCCGACCAGCTTGTCTACCTGGAGATCGCAGATCGCCGCCATGGCGATGGCCTGCTGGACATCGAAGAAGGTTTCCATCTGCGCCGGGCTGACGAGCGCGTCCTGGCCCTGGCCGACCCGCAGGCCGATGGCGCGCAGGTAGACGTTGACGGCTACCCAGATCGTGTTAGCCAGCGCGGGCGTCCAGACCCGCGCGCCGGGGGCGGTCCACGTCCAGCCGCCGATGCCGCCCGTTACGGTCACTGTCATTACCCGGTCGGTGATTTGGGTGAGTTGGGTTCCGGCTTCATCGGTGCGCCGGATCTCGGCAAACGCGAGGCCCGCCGCATAGGTCGATCCCGGCGGGACCGTGTTCCAGGGTGCGGTGTCGAGGGCGAAGAAATCGCTGGTGGCCGCCGGGTCGTTGCCCGTGATCCCGCGCCAGCCGCCGCCGTGGACCGGATCGTGGGGCGGCTGGTTATCCAGCTTATGATTCATCAGGTTGGTGTCGTAACCGGAGATTGGGCCCTCCCCCACGATGCCGAGCGCCGAGTAGAATTCGCTCTCGTCGCGGCCCGCCGCCACGTCGCAAGTAACGACCATCGCTTCGTCGGTATAGACCTCCTGCACCACGCGCTGATAGACGGTATCGGCGGCCACGGTGACGCTGGTCAGCCCCGAAGAGGCCCATCCGATGGTCCCGCTATCCTGCGGCACGAAGGCGCGCTGCTGCGGGGCAACCACCACGCCGCCGAAGGAGTGCGGCACGGCCCGCGCGTTGCACGCTTCCCAGGACTTGGGGCAATCGGGCAGCGCGCTGGTCGATGGGCAGAAGCGGCCCTTATAAACCTTCCAGCAGGAGCGCGTCACCATCCGGCTTGGGTAGGACAGCCCCAACTCGAAGACGCCATCGCTGGCGGGCAGGAAGAAATTCCCATCGCTATCGAAGCTCCACGGCAGCGCATAGCCGCTCCAGAGCTTCACCAGGGTAAGGCTGCCCACGTGGAAGAGCGCGAATTGCACCTTGGCCCGGTTGAGGTTGATTGTCTTCACGAGTTCCGTGAATACCGAATCGGCGTTGCCGAAGCCGAAGCGCGCGCTGTCGCCTGCTTCCCCGATGGACTGCGAGATGCCGTCCCAGGTGGCGAGGCGCGGCAGATAGGTAATCCCATCAACGGTAAGGCTTTGGTTGGAGAGGTAGAGCGTCGAGGTTGCCCCGGCCCGGTCCTGGATCGCAATCAGCGGGACGATGCGCTGCACCTGGGCGGTCAGCGCGGTGTCGAAGGCGCTATCGGGGAAGCGGTTGAGCGTGTGCGCCGATGTATAGGTCGGCACGCTGGTCGCCACTTCGATCATGGTGATTCCGGGGTCGCCCATGATTCTGCCGGCACTCGCCGGAAAGTCGATCATCGGATTCTCGTAGCGCACCCGCACGGTCTGATTGCCCGCGGGCGAAGGGTAAGTGAAGCTGAACTCCGCATACGTGCCCTGCGCCTGAATCCAATGGGCGCGCAATTGATCATACTCATGGCACGCCAGATGATCGCGCCGGATCCGAAAGCGCCGCATCCCGTTGCCGAGCAGGAAGCGCTGCTCCGTCTTGAGGCCCGGCTGGTCGAACACATGGATTGCGATAGGCGGTTCGATGTCGGTCCCGCTTCCGAAATCCACCCGCAGGGGAAACGGCGCGATGAATGGAGGATCGGGGATTGGCACGGGGCCGAGCGAACCGCTCAATCAGGCCACCTCCCGCATCGCCAGCATGATGCGTGTCCGCCCGGGCTGTAGCTCCTCGCTCCAAGGCCCATCGAAGACCACCACATAGCGCCCGGTGGGGTCGCCCGGCGGCGGCCCCGGCAGCGCCTCCAGCAGATTGTAGAAATAGAATGGCGCGCCCTGGTGCGCCAGATAGAAATTCCGCATCGCGGTCCACTGCGCAGCCGTGAGGGAGAAGCCGAGCTTGAAGAAGTAGCGCGGGTTAACCTGCAGCGCGGCGCGCTGGCTGGTGCCATCCGGGTAAACGTTGAGCAGGCTTTCCACCCGCAGATTGGTCGTGAGGCCGCTGTACAGATTGGTCGGGAAGGTATCGACGGGCGCGGCGGGCGCGACATTGCCCGGCATCAGCGCACCACCGTGAGAGGCTCCAGCAAGGCGCTGCGCTGCGCATCGCGGGACCGACCGGAGCGGCTGGCGGTGGCCGCCGCCTGCCCTACGCTGTCAGGATTGTTATTGATCACGCTGACCACGCGGCCCTCGAAGAGATCGTTGGCCTGCTGCGGATTCAGTTGGATATAGACGCCGCCCGATCCGGTACCGGGCATCGAGCTATAGGGATTCGCCACCAGCTGGCCGTTGGAATAGACGGGCTGCAGCTGCAGCGACCCGCCCGCCTGGGCGAAGGTGGCCCCGTACATCTTCTGCGGCATCCCCACCGGGTTCTGCGCGGTCGTCAGCGCATACAGCTGCACCAGGGTTTGAATCTCCGGGGAACGGATCGCCAGATCCAGATTCCCGCCGTACTTCTGTTTGGCGATTTCGAGGATTTGGGCGCGGACGTTTTTGTCCTGGATATCGACGCCATAGAGCGCTTTGACCTTCTCCTGCAGCTTTTTATCGGCGGTCTTCACCAGCGACCGGAAGAGGCCCGCGATGCCGCCCACGGCCGCGCCGATGCCCGCGCCGAGCAGCGTACCGATGCCGGGGAAGATCGCGGTTCCGAGCACCGCCCCGGTCAGCGCGCCACCCGCCGCCGTGATGCCGATGCCCGCTTTGCCGCCCCGGTAGAGCCCATACCCGGCGAGGCCGATGCCCGCGCCCAGGACGCCGCCGCCGAGCGCCGAGAGACTTGCGCCCCCGGCCACGGTGCCGAACAACGTAGGAGCCAGATGGGCTAATCCGACACCCGCCGCTGCTGCCCCGCCAATCGTCTGCCCCAGGCCGAGCTTCCCGCCCCGCTGGATCCCGCTGAGCGCGGCCATGCCGCCCCCGAATAGCGCCGCAGCGGGCCACAGGGCCGCAGCCGTTGCCCCGAACCCAGGCATAGCTACAGGTGCCCCGGCGGCGGCGGCCCCGCCTACGGGGCTATAACCGCCGCTATACCCCCCATACGTGCTGGTAGCGACCGGACCCGTAAAGCCCCCGGTGCCCCCGGGCGCGCCCGGGCTGCCGATGCCCCGCGCCCTCACCCCGAATAGGGCTGCGAGGATTCCCCCGGTGCCGACCGTGCCGCCACCCCCGCCGCCGAAGGTAGGCTGCTGGCCGCCGAGGCCGCGCGGCCCGCCCCCGAAATTCACCGTGCCATAGCCGAAGAGTTGCATCAGGGCCGCCGCCGCCCGGCTGGTGACGATCTCTTTGATCGCGCCGATTACGGCGGTCTTGAGCGCGTTGCCCATCGCCTGCCAGACGCTGGTGGACTTATTCAGCAGCGCATCGAACACCCGGTCGAGGGAACTTTTGAGCTTCTCGTAAATCTTTTTCTGCTCCTCTACGATGGCGGTCTGCGTGGCCTTCGCCGCCTCCAGGCGATCCTTGCTGATGCCCGCATCGGCCTTGACGGTGATCTGGGTCTTCTTCTCCTCGTTGGCGGTCCACAGCGCCGTGGAGCGAATCAGATAGTCGATGTCGCTCATCATCTTCACGTCGTGGAGCGCTTCGACGAGCGTAAGCTCCTCCTGGTATTTCTGGTCGGCCAGTTCGCGCTCCACATCGCGGATCCGCTCGGCATATTCCTGCTTGATGGCAAACACCGTTTGCTGGTAAGCGATTTCTTGCTCCAGCGTCTGCCGATGTACTACGTCGGCCTCGGCCAGCCGCTGGTCCCGGTCGGCGGCCAGCGCGGTCGCCTCGAATTCGAGGCGGGATGTCAGGGTGTCCCGCTCGATCTTGTCGGACTCCTCCACGTATTTCAGATGCTCTTTAAACGCCGTAGTGGGCGCTTCGGCGAAGTCTTTGAAATACTCCTCAATCGCCTTTCCGCCCTCCAGGCGCTTCTTCTCGGCCTCCTCCATCAGTTTGATGTTTTCCTCTGCGATCTTCTTCTGGGCGAGGCTGAGATCGTCTGCCATCGCTTTGTATACTTTGCCGATTAGTTTCGCCTTGCCTGTCAGCTTATCGAGGTCCACATCCCCAACGAAGCCGCCGAATTTCCCCGGCTCCATCGTGGCGAACACTTTGGCGAGGTCTTTCGAGGTGGCTCCCAATTCCTTCAAATCGCTGGCGTACTTGTCATTGATCCCGAAAATCGCGCCATGAATCCTGGCCTGGGCGCGGGCGAGAATCTGTTCTGCAATTTGCTCTTGATGCAAGGCCAATTCCTTGCTCTCCTGAACCAGTCTGGCGTTGCGCGCTTTGGTAGCAATCTCATCGGCATCCAGCAACATCCTCATCTTGCGGATCGAATCCTGCAGTTCCGTTTCGGTCTGTTTGTTGAACGGGATGAGCGACATATTGGCCGCTTCGGGCAGTTTCTTGTCGGTCATCCATTGCTGATACTTTCGAGCGGTGGCCTCCATATCGGCACGGGCACCCTGACCAAACGCCTTAGCCTTCTCCTCGACGTCGCGGTTGAGCAATCGTCCAAGCCAGCTGTTGGGCTCCACCTTCTCGCGCAGCCACTCCCCGGCCTTCCATCCGGCGAAGGCCGCCGCCACGGCCCCGACCGCGATGGCCAGATTCACGACCGCTGGAACCATGGTGCCGATCAGTGCCAAGCGGGATGTAAACGCCCCGGCCAGGGAGGACTCTGTGAAGAGCACCTGCAGCGTCAGCCAGAGCGTGCTGGCCGCTTTCGTGAGGCTCTCAATCATACCCACGCCAGCAGGAATCCACGACAGCAGGCCGAGCTTGCTCACCGCGCCGAGTGCGGTCATCGCGATAACCAGTAGGCCGATTGCGACGGTCGCATCCTGGATAAACGGGGGCAGCCGCCCGAACCACGCCACCAGTTCTCGAAGGCCGCCAATCGCCTTGGTTACGGCGGGGGCGAAGTCGTTCTCGATGGCCGCGCCGAGTTTTTTCAGATCGTCAACAAACTTATCGAACTGCGCCGTTTGCAGTTCCTTCGCCATCTTCTCCCCGGCCCCGGCGAATTGCTTGTTCATGCCATCGAGGATCACCTGGACGCCTTTTTCCGACCCGATCATCTGCTTCTCGATCATCTTGCGGACATCCAACTCGCTGACGGCCTTCCCGGTTTCCTTTTGAATTGCGACCTGGAGGTACTTGACCGAGTTGATGCCCACCTCGGCCAATTGGCGGAACGCCTCCTGGCCTTGAATGATTCCCTTGGCCCGCATCTGGCCGAGCGCCAGGGTGATCTGGTCAACGCCCATCTTGCCCTTGCCGAGGGCGGCAGCGGCGTTGGCGACGGTGTTGAGCAGAGTCGGAATCTGCCTGAGATCGAACCCGAAGCCGCGCAGGCGCTGCGCCATCTCGCGCAGATCATCGAAAGAGAACGGCGAGGTTTTCGCCACGAGTCGAATTGCCTCGATGGCGTCCTTCGCCTCGTTGGCCGAAGCGCCCATGGCCTCGAAGGCGATGGTGGTTTTCTTGATGTCATCGGCGGCCTGTACCATGCCAGCGAAGGCCCGCGCGAGTCCCAGGCCCGCCAGCGCCTGGGTGATCTGATCCATGCCCCTGGCCGTCTGCGAAACCGACACGGAGAGCGCGTTGAAGCCCGTCTCGGCCTCCTTGGTGGCCTTCGTCGATGTGGTGCTTACACTTTTAATCTGCTGGTTGAGCGTGTTGATGGCGGCGGACGCACCCTCGGCCTGGAAGTCGACCTGGATGTAGATTTTGTTCGCCGCCATCGCTTACCTTATGTGTGCTGTTCGGGATGTACCCACGACTTCACGGGATCGCCTTTGCGCTGCAAATCGAACGTCACCCCGCCCGCCTCGGCCTCGATCACCTCGACCGCCCAGGAAGGCGCTGCGCCCAACTCCTCCGCATAGGCCGGGGATTTCGGTAGCTGATTCTGGTATTCCTCGATCAGCGTGAGGTTTTTGTCATAGGCTTTGTCCTGCGCATCGGCTTGCAACCATTCATCGTTGCCGTGGGCCGAATGCACCGGGCCTGGATTCTGAATCGTGGTGTTCTGTTTTGCGGGAAGGATCGTTCCCACCGCAGGCGTTTTGTAGGCCATAATCGTCTCCTTTTATTTCCCGGCGTTCATCGCCGCTTCGCTTGCTTTTCGATCTCTTCGGTTTGCCAGCGAACCTTCTCCTCGCCGAGCACGCGCAGCATCTGAAACTCCAGGTAGCTCACCTGTTCCAGCGTCACCGTCATGCGCCGCTCCAGCGCGAAATCCAAATCCACCACCAGTTGCATCACCCGGCCGGCGGGCGATTGCAGATAGGCGTTGAGCATCTCCAGCGGGCAATCCAGGCACGGCTGCACGTCGGCCTCGTGGACCTCGGGCTGCTCGATCTGCGCCGGGGCGCATTCGACGGGGCCGGGGCAAAGCGCGTCGCGGCGCAACAGCCGATGGAAGATGAAGCGTGGCGAGGGCGCTTCCGGCCAGCCGCCGCCCGTTAGAAAAAACGTTCATCATCGGAGGCGCTCATCTCGTTGTTGATCTCTTCCACGACCGCGCGGATGGCCACGTCCTTATGCAGCGCCGGGACCGCCCCGGTGTAATCCTCGCTGCGCCCCTTGCACTCGTCCCACAGCTTGGCGGTCGGGTCCAAATACATCCGCATCTGCGAGGTGTTATGGGGCGCGGAGAAGAGGCGCGAGGCGGCGCGCTGCATCTTGATGACCTGATCGGCGGTCGGCAGCTGCAGGCGGTGCGTCACCGCGCCGCCGGGCACCTGCATCGTGACGGTGGCCTCCTCGCCGTCGATCACCACCTCGGTGACTTCCGCGCGCTCCAGGACCTTGATCACCATCGACGCCTCGGCGGGCGTAAGCTCGGGCGCGCCATTGAGGCGGGCGGTCTGGTAGAGCTTGAAGTCGGCGGCCCCCGAGTCGATGATGGTTTCGCTCACGCCGCGCCCCATGCTGCGGATCGATACCTTGCGGGTGCGGTGGCGCTCGGCCCATTCCTCATCGCTCGGCCAGCGCATTCCGATCTCTACCTTGGTTTTTCCGGTGCGCGCGGTAATTGCGAACTCGGCGCTTGCATCAAACATAGTTGTCAGTCTCCTTCGATCAGTGAAACCGCCATGGACACGATTAGCCGAGCTTCAACATCGGCCACAGGGACGCCAGCACCCAGAAGGCGAGGCCCGCTGAGACAAGCGATGGGTAATAGGGGTTCGGGTTGCTCCACCAGCGGGACAGCGCCCCGAGAACGAACAGCACAAAGGCAAATACCATACAGACGAGCGGCATACGTTGCCTCCTTGTTAGAGTCCGAAGATTCCATCCATGCTGGTGATTGCGCTCAGGGTGCAGAGATCGCCCGTGGGGGGCTTCATGATCTTTGCGGTGCACGCAATCGTAACCAGGCCATCGGCTTCGCCGTTGACCGCCGCCGAGAGCACGGTGCGCGGGAAGTCCAGGAGGATGCTGTGCTTGGCCGGGCCTGCCGCGATCTGCGCGCCGTCGATGCGGATCTGGCTGGTGCCCTCGGTTTGCGACATCAGATTGTTGAATTCCGTGGAGCCCTTCTGGGCGCGGGCCACGAAGGTCAAGCTCACTTCGCGCGTCCCGTATTCCATGCGGCCCCGGATGGCAAATCCGTTTTGCGTGCCGGAACCCGGAAAGATCCCGGTCTCCAGGCGGATGTTGTTATTCCAGCGGAATTCCGCCGAGATGAAGCTGCCGCCGAGCAGGTAGTCGATCCCGTTGATCGTAAGTACGGCGGCCCCGGCGGCGTTGAGCAGATGCTCCGGGGTCTGGGCCGGAATCACGATGGCCGATGGGGTGATGAATTGTCCGGTCCCGACGAAGCCCGCCACCATGCGCGAGTTATTGCGGCCCGGCCCCGATTCCAGCGTGATGGTGAATTCGTTGACGCACATCCCCACCAGCGCCCGGTCCACCACGGCCTCGGCCCCGCTGCGGATCTGCTCCACCCAGGTGAACGGGGTCATGTTGATGCAGTTGACCACCGGATCGCTCGGCACCGCCGCATAGGTAAGCGCCGGGATGGTCCCGGTTTTGGTTCCCTTGCCTAAGCCGAATAGAAACAGGTGGGCCGCGATCTCGCTCGATGTGAATTTCTCCAGCGGGACCGTGGTGTTGATATGCGAGGGGAAGGTCTGAGTCGGGAACTCATCGCCCTTGCCGATGTCGAGCGCGTTGTCTTCGGTAACGGGCTCGGCCACCGCCAGCGCTGGATTGGTTTTGGTCAGGCTCCACAATTCCAGGTCGGTGTTGGGAGTCGAGAGATTGGCCTGCGGCTTGAAGCCAAAGGCGATCTTGGTTTCACGGACATTTGCGGGGCAGCTAGGCATGATTATGCATCTCCTGTTTCTTTGGTTTCGGTCATGATGGAGAAGTAGTCGATCCCTTCTTCATCGGTGGGGCGGGAAATTTCCGATATCGTGGTGGGCAAGACCCCATCCATCAGCGGGCAGAAGCGCCAGCGGAGGCCGTCGCCGGGCACCGGAATCCCGTTGATGATGGCCCCGATTAAATCCAGCGACGATTCGCCGCGGGCGGCGCGCACGAAGATGACGATGCGGTGCAGCCAGCCCTCCATCTCTCCTTGGGTAAGAAACGTCTCCTGCCACGCGGCCAGCACGCTGCCCGGCTTCATGCGGTAGATCGCCGAGCCGAGCGAGTTGCGTTCGGGGGGTTGATCCAGGTAGGCGTTAATCGCATTGGGATCCCCACCGAGCAGATCCACTAACTCGGGAACGGCGCGCAGCGCCGCGACCATCGCGTCGGTGAGGGCAATGAGACTAACCAATAGGCACCCAGGCTTTCTGCAGGAGAATGCCGTACTGCAGCTGGCTGGCGCGGAAGATGGCAACTTGATCCGAACCGGAAAGACCGATCATCTGTTCGCTGTCCTGCGCTTTGTTGGCGCGCCTGCGGGTTTCCCGCGTCGTGTTCTCGGCGCGGATCACGCCGTTGGCCGCTTTGCGCAGGGCGAAGTTTTTCAGGGTGTCGCCCGTCATCTTCATATCCCGGATCGGGCTCACCTGTCTGGTGTACTTGCGCTTGATGAAGAAGTACCGTTTCGAGAGCTTCTTGCCGGGAAGCCCGTCCGCATTGAGGCCGTCATCCCATCGCGCCTTCTGAGCCGCGACCATGACATCGCCAATCGCGCGCAGCTGCGGGTCGGCGAGATTGGGCTCCCGCACCCGGCCCGTCTTTTTTACGTTGATCTTGGGTCCATCGGCCATTATTGAAAGCCCTCGGTTCGGTCCTGCAGGATCACGTTGCAGCAGTCATAGGCGAACGCATCCACGTTCACCACGTCGTATTCAATCCCGTCCTTGACCACGACATCGCCCTTGGCGGGCGGGCGCGGCAGATCGAAATTGCGGACCAGCGCGTGCGAATAGCGGCCCGGCGATACCTGCTCGTCGGCGGCCCCTTCCTTCCAGATCAGCAGTAGCGGCTGGCTGGTCGAAGAATCGTCATCGAGCCAGTAGTCCACGGTGCGCCCGAACACGCGCACCAGGGAATCCCAAAGCATCGGGATGTGAAGGCTGAGAAACGGATTCACATAGGCCGCATCCTCCCGCAGCGCGCGCCCGGTATGAGATTGGCGAGTCACACCACCGGACGCAGCGCGCGGGGATCGACCTGCGCGCGCCTTCACGCGATCAGGTAATTGGTTCATACCACCTTGGCTTTGAAGGAGGCGTTGGGCCGATACGGAACCACCAGCGGGGCGCTCTGCATCAGCAGGAAGCGCACGCTCGGGTCCTGTTCCACCCAGGATTTGACGAAGTACGGCAGTGGCTGCAGCCCGGCCCCCTCGTCGCGGATCGCGCCGTAGGCGCGCACGCCCTCCAGCGCGGGCGAGGCGAGGATCGCCGTACCCGCTGGCAGAATCGGCTTCTCTACGCCATCGGCGGGATCGACGTACCAGCCCGAGTAAACGTAGATGTTAAAGCCGTCCACGTTGCCCATAAAAATCCCGCCTTCCTCGATCTGCGCGGGCTGCCCCATGGTGGGCAGCGATTGGGAGACGCGCTGCAGGTTGAGGCGGTCCTTAATCTGGCCGTTGCTGCGAAACACCTTCCAGGCGTCGACCGTCATGATCACGTCGGTGAGCATCGCGCCCGTCTGCTGCAGCGCCATCTGGGACCAGTCCTGCAGATCATCGAGCGGCAGCGACGTTGGATCGCTCCACAGTTTGGAGGCCACGATGGTGTTTCCGGCCGCGCGGCCAAAATCCAGCACCACGGTCGGGTACTTGTCTCCCGAGATGGTCGATTTGCCCGTGGCCAGGACCTCGCCCGCCATGACTTCCATGCGGCGGTCGATCATCGCGACCTGATCCTGCATATCGCGCGCCACCAGCGCCCGCTGGCGATCCGCCGGGGCCAGGGTGCCGCCGATCTGTTCGCCCGGGCCGCGTTTCAGCGGGCGGTTCATGTCGAAGACGCGCTTGTCCTTGACGTAGGCGGGCTTCAGGGTCGCTGTTTTGAAGCCCAACGAAGCCACGATTTGACCCTCGACCAACGGCGAAACGAACGGCGCGATGCGCCGCTTGCCATCGAGGGTATCGAAGTGAATTTCCTCCGAGACTTCCGTTTGAATCGTGGGGAAGTAACGGTCGAGCAAGAATTGCGATTGGCCAAGCAGGCTGGCGACTACCGCATTCAAGACATCGGTCGAAAAAAGATCAGCCATGGTAATTTGCTCCTCATCGAAACTGGTTACGGTTTAGCCGCCCTACGGCTGGTCGCCATCCACCGCGCGGGCGGCGCTTCCTTACTCGGATTTCTTGCTGCGGGTCGCGCCAGGGGCGCTCTGGTCCACCTTGAACGTCTTGCCGTTGATGTAGAAGTTCGCCGAACGGGCCGCGCCCGTGTTGGCTGCCGCCGTGTAATTCACGCTGCCGCTGGCCGATTGCGGCCCGGCGGGCGTGAAGGTGAGCCACGACGCCGTTGCATCCTTGTCGACCGTCCAGGTGCCGCTTGCCCCCGGCCCGGTCATCGTGACCTGAATGCTGCCGGAACCGCCCTCGGCAGGAACCGTGCCGCTGGTGGGCGAGATGGTTACGGGAGGTACATCCGGCATCCCGGCGACCAGATCGTGCGCCGTCGGCACTTCCGCCAGTTCGGGATTCTTCTCGCGCTCCTCGGCGGTCAGGTAGGCGTAGGGGCTGTCGATGCTTTCCGGCAGTTCCGGTGCCGCCAGCCCCTTGGCCGCTCCCCCCTCGCGGTTGTATTCCACGACATTCTGCGCGGCTTGCGCTTCCTGGGCGAGAGGCCCGGATTTCACCAGCGTTCCATCGGTGTAGACCACGCTCTCGATCAGGATGCCGAAATCGCGCAGGGCGTCCGATACCACGCCATGGCCGAGGGCGGCGGGCCAGATGATGGCGTCGGCCTTCATCTTGCCGCTGACATAGACCAGGGCCGCCGCAGCCGCGCTGGTGGCGTCGATGTCGTTGACCATCACGGCGTTGCAATCTGCCGCCGCCGCAGGCGCCGTAATCGCCCCGGTGGCGGGGTCGATCTTTACGATGGTGCCGCGCTTGATCACGCCGCCGCCCGAGGCGACGGTGCCGCTGCGGCTTACGACGCCCTGGCCATCGCTCAAAAGCGGCGAATAGCCAAACGGCGTCGAGGAAAAACTGGCTCGGGCAATGGGATTCGATGTTGCCATAGTAGATAAGCTCCTTCTCTGTTTGGGGTTAGCTGGCCTGGATGCGCCGCCCTTTGGGTACGAAGCTCAGAACCCGCAGGGCTTCCGCCGCCGCCGTGTCCTGATCGCCGCCCGTGCCGAGTCCTACGGTCGGATTGTTGAGCCGCTTCATCTCGGTTTCGAGGGCATTGGCCGCTGCCGGGGCCGGGGCCGCCGCCGCCGCAGCCGGGGCCGCCTTGAGGATCCGCCGCACGGTATCGACGTCGTGATTGGTTTCGAGGGCCAGGGTACGCGCGAGGTTCTCGCGGCCTTGCGCTTCCTCGCAAGTCAGAATCGCCGTGATGCGCTGACGGTCGGCGCTGACGGGATCGGGTGGGGCCGCCGCCGCCGGGGCGGGAACGGGCGCGGGTGGGGCCGGATTAGGGGTCGGAGCCGCTGTTGCAGCCGGGGGTGCGGCGGGCGCGGGCGGATCGGTTCGTATAGGGTCGGACATAGGTGCCTCCTGGGACGATCTGGCGGCCGGAGCCGCATTGCTGAGAAACGGAATCGGACGGGCGTCGGTGGTAGCGAGGCCCGCAATCAAGGGTTCGAAGCTGCCGAGCGCATCGGCCATTCCGGCGGCGATGGACTGCCGTGCCGGCACAATCGCGCCGCGCCCGAAATCGCTGGTCACGCGGTCGGCGGTCGTGCCCCGGAATTGCGCCACGCGCCCGATGAAGAGGTCGGCCAGCGAGTCGGCGATCTTGCTCAACTGCGCCCGGCCTTCCTCGGTGCGGATGTCGGTACGCTTCAGGGGTGATTGGGACGAAACAATCTCGTACCGCCTCACCCCCTGGCGTTCCTGGGCATCCCGGTTGTCGGTAACGGAGACGACGACCCCGATGGATCCCAAGAAGGCGCTCTCGTTGGCGATGATCCGCGAGGCCGCGGAAGCCACCCAGTAGCCGCCCGAGGCCGCGAGGCCATCGACGTAAGCGGTAACGGGCTTCTTGGCCGCCCCGGCGCGGATTTGATCGGCGAATTCGTTGATGCCGTCCACCTGACCGCCCGGCGAATTCACATTCAGCACGATGTGCGATACGGATGGGTTGTCGACCGCCGCCTTGAAGTCGCGCGCCAGATTCTCAATCGACGTCGCGCCGCTGATCTCGGTGAACACATTCGCATAGCGGAATAGCGGCCCCTCGACGCCCAACACGGCCACGTTGCCATGCATCTCGACCCGGCCCCCGGTGTTTTCCAGGGGTTTGCCGATGCGCGCCACCACGGCCTCCACGTCGCCGCTTGACCGCTCCAGGATTTCGAGGATGGTATTCATGCCGCCGTGGGTAATCGCCCACGGCCGCTCTTGAATCTCGGCGAGGATGTGCAGTAGGGATCGATTTTTCATGCGGGCGCTCCTTGCTGCCCCGGGATGGGCTCGGGCGGGGTGTTGTCCTGCGGCGGCGGGGCCGTGCCGGGCGGCGGCGGCGCGGTGTAGAGGCCCAGTTCCTTCAGGCGGGCAATCTCGACGGCGCGCTGCTCAATTACGTCGTTCCAATCGAGCCCCTGCTCGGCGCATTCCATCTCCAGAGTGGAGATCATGCTGTCCATGCGCAGTTGCGAGGCCGTGGCTTCCTTCACGGGATCGATCCAGCCCCGGCCCGGCCCGATCCATTTGGCTTTGGTGTAGTACGCCATGTTGGCGTAGAAGTCGGGCGCGTCGATCAGCCCGGCGTTGACCGCTTCTTCCATCCAGAGGCGGTAGACCGGACCCGCCCAGTAGGTCGCCAGCCACACCCGGCGATTGGTAAAGAAGCGCCACGCTTCGAGCAGCGCGGCGCGCGCCGAGGAATAGTTGGTCTTCGAGAAGTCCTTGAGCACAAGCTCGTAGGGCATCCCGAGGGCGGTCCCGATCTGCCGCGAGACGGCTTCGACAAAGTTGGAGAATTGCGGGGCCGGGCGCGCCGGAACGAACGGCGTCATCTTGTCGCCCGGGTACAACGGGATGAAGGTCCCGCCTTCCAACTGGATGCGGTATTCCCCTTTGGTGGCGAGGTACTGATTGGGGTCGCCGCCCATCATCTCGGCGATGCCCGCCGGGTCGAGGGGCGTCTCGATCACGCCCGCCACCAGGGAATTGACGATGGACGATTGCAACTCCGTGCGCTGGTAGCTGTCCAGCATCCGAAACTGCTCAATCACCGGGGCCAGCAGCGGCTTGCCGCGCGTTTGATCGACGCGCTCCTGGGCCATGCAGTGAATCACGCGCTTGCGCCCCCAGACGGTCTCTGCCGGGATGCGTTCCCATTGCGTCGCCAGGAACGGCAGCAGCATCCCCATCCAGGTCGCCGATTTGCGGATGTAATAGGCCCGGGGCCGTCCGTAATCGTCCGTTTCCACCCCGCCGCGCAGGTTCGTTGTCGGCACGCGGTCCAGCGGGTTGCCCAGGCGGTCGGTGTCCACCAGCTGCAGGCAAGTACGGAACGGGGATTCAGGCCGCTCCAGCCACAGCGGCAGCGCCAGCGCCTCGCCGTTCTGCAGCGTCGACCGGAACACCAGTTGCGTCATCGAGGCGAAATTCTGGCGGCCCGCCGCATCGCAGGCGCAGGATTCGCTCCACGTGCGCCAGAGGCTTTCCACATCGCGGCTCCACTGCTCGGCCCACACGATATCGCGCCCCAAGGCCCGGTAATCGGGCGAACAGGAGAGGCGCAGCCCGATCCCGACCGTGTTGTCCTGCAGCGTTTGAAACGCGCCCGCCGCCACTCCGTTGTTGCGGTCCAGATCGCGGGATCTGGCAACCAGCAAATCCTGATCCGGTAGCAAATCGGCGTCGGCGGGGGCGCGTACGGGCTGCCAGTTGGAAAGCTGCTTCCGCACCGTGGAAGCCCCGGCATACGAAGAATCGCGGTAGCACCCGCTGCCATATTGCACGCCCGGGCTCGGCGAGGCCGGATCCTGGGCCTCGTGGCCGCCCCAGGCGCGCGCCAGCAGCCGCCGTAATCCCGTTGGCGCCGATGTAGCCCGTTTCGGTGCCTCAACCGGGGTTAAGCGCTTGATTTCGTTGCGATTTGGCAGTGGCGCTGCGCTCATGGGCACGCCTCGATGTTGATGGGCCGCCGCCGCATCGCCGTGGTGCCGAGCGAAGCGGCGCAATCGGCGGCCAGACTATCGATCAATCGCTGCAAATCGGCGATGGACCCGCGGTTGTATTCGACCCGGCCAAGCTGCGGGGTATCGACGACGACGACGCTCTGGCCCGAAGCCAGCAGGTACATCTGCGCTTTGGCCTGGGCGAGTGCCTCGCAGGGCGTAAGGGGCGCGGCGGTGGCTCGTTGGTTGATCATTCCGGGATCTCCCTGGCCCGAATCGGGCGGAATTGCGGTACGGGGGTGGCGGTAATCGACGGTTTGGCCGCCGAGGCGGGCTCGGGCCGCTCGATGGTGAGATTGGCTTCCATCTCGTCCCACCGGGCCGCGCTCCAGGACTCAAATCGCAGGCTGGCCGCCGCCGCCCGGGCATAGATGCGGCAATCGAGCGCCTCGTTGCGGTCGCGGCGCTTCTCCCACACGGTACGGCGCAGGCCGCCCTTGCTGGTGCGCGTCACCAGCTGCTCGGCGGTCAGCTGCTCGAAGTATTCCTTCGAATATTGCGGGAAGTGGCAGAATCCGGTCGGCCAGGGCTCCCCGGCCTCGCGGTCGGGCATTGAGCACCGCAGCCAGCGGTAAAGCTCCTCTTTGGCGATGGAGCTATTGATGGGCCACAGGCGGATGCCGTATTTCACCCGGCCATGTGGCCCCACCTCAATCAGCGAGGGCGCGCCGATCAGCGACGAGACACGACTATCGCCCTTGACCGCCATGACCCGCTGAGGAGACATACGGCGTACGAAATCGTAGACTGCCGTGGTGTTGAAACCGGAATCAATCGCCATCTTGGTGATGCGGGTGCGCCCGCCGTAAGCGGTGTCAAAATCCTCATCGAGCAGCTTGACCAGCTGGTCCCAGACGGCGGGCTGCGTGGTGTCGCCTTCGAACACCCGGTAATCGATGCTCCACGAGAGCCGCTGGCGGCCCCAGGCGACGATCTCCACCTCCAGGCGCTTCAACTGCACGTCCACCCCGGCGGTGAGCAGCAGGCCGCCGTGGGGGATTTTACCGATGTCGTAGATTTCGCGGCGCTCGTAGAGGCGGTCGGTGTCGGGTACCTCGCCGATGTCGGTCCACGGCTGGCCGAGCACGGTGTTCTGAAAGACTTGCAGCTTCTCCCGGTCGGTCCCGGCATCTTCGTACTGCTTGGCGATCTGGCCCCAGGAAAGCCACCCCACCGGGGAATAGAGGCTCGAGAGGTGGTAGCCGTGGATCCGGTCGTCTCCGGTAATCTGCTGCGGCTGCCAGACGCCCTGCTCCAGCATCCGTTTTTTGGCGTGATTGGGAATCGATCGCCCGCAGCCTTCGCACATGTAGTGGGCCGCGTCGGGATTCTGCTTCGGCCAGCGAAGCTGCTCGAAGCGCAGCACTTGACTCAACGCGCAGAACGGGCACGGCACCCAAAACTGGCGCATATCGCTGTCGTTGTAGAAGCGCTCGATGCGGCTTTTGCCGCTGAGTACCGGGGTGGACACGATGAAGATTTTGCGGCGCTGCGAATAGTTCGAAGTACGCGCGATGGCCAGATCACAGGGCTCCCCTTCCCCGTCCACATCGCCCGGGTAGCCGTCGACCTCGTCCAGAAACAGATACCGGGCCGACATCGAGCGCAGCCCCTTGGCGCTGTTGGCCCCCGTCATCACCAGGATGCCGCCGGGGTATTCCTTCGCCAGCACCGTGTTGCCGCTGTCGCGCGACCGCGCCTCCCGCACGAGGCCGCGCAACACCTCCGATTCTTCGATCAACGGCCCGATGCGCTGCTTCGAATTGCGCTTCGCCATATCGGTCGTGGGCTGGACCGCCATCATGGGCCCTGGAGCCATGTGAATCGTGAAGCCGATCCAGTTGTTGCCGCACTCGGTGCCGCCGATCTGGCTGCCCTTCATGAAAATCACCGTGTGGCACTTCGAGCGCGGCGACAGATCGTCCATGATGTCTTTCAGGAACGGGGTCCGCGCGGTGCGCCACTGCCCGGGCTCGGGCGAGGACCGCGATGTCAGGAAGCGATGCTTATCCGCCCATTCGGAGATGGTGAGATCGGGATCCGGCCTCGCCCCGGCCCTGGCGGCGCGTCGGTAGATCGTGGCGGCCGACAGGGTCGAGGGCTCCGTGGTGAGGAAATCGTTCATGCCGCCGCACCTTCCCGGGGGCTCGATTCGCGGTTGGCGAACTCTTCGAAGGCCCGGCGAAGCTCGACCATCAGGGTTTCGTAGACCACGGTGGCATCGGTCTCGGCGGCGATCTGCGCGCTCACCCGGTCGGGAATGTTGAAGCACGCATCGCGCAGGATGCGGAAGGCGTTGAAGGCTTCCAACTCCACCGATTTACGCGAAACCAGGTTGCCCAGGCGCTCTTCGTAATCGAGCTTCTTGATGCGCGCCTCGTAGATTTCCTTGGCGGCGCGCGCCTTATTGAAATCCGGCCCGGTGGCGAGGCGCTCTCCGCTGCCAAGCTCGGCGGCGTCCTGCTCGGCGTGGCGGATGGCATGGGTCGCGGCCCGGTGGCGGCCCGCCTGGACGTGCCCCGTGGCCGCCGGGGGATCCGCGCGGGGCTTCTTCGGTACGCCCAACTGGTCGACCCGGGCGTTCGAGTGCATCGTGTTCTGTTCCCACTCGCGGTCGGCCTGCTCGGTGTCGATCAAACCATCCACGCGGCGGGTGATGCGGCCCCGCTTCACGGCGTACTGCACTGCCGTGAGGCTGACGCCGCGATGGCGGGCGTATTCGGTGATTCCTAACAACATGCCCTTCGCCTAATCCTTCCCGGGTGATACAATCTGCATCAACGGGTTGTACTTTAGGCAGACGGCTTCTGTTCCACGGGTTGCTCTGCCGGGTTCGCAGTCTTGGCCGCTGATCGCACAGCGGCCTTCTCTTTTTCCAGAATCAATCTCTCTCGCTCCACCTGGAGGTAGTTCGCCCCGGTGGCCGCCAGGATCGGCTGGCGCTTGGTGTAGTTGCGCCAGCGCTTCAGAATCACATCGCAATAGACCGGGGCAATCTCAATCAGCCGGGCCTTCCGGCCCAGGCGCTCCGCGGCGATTAGCGTTGACCCACTTCCCCCGAAGAAATCAATCACCAAATCGCCGCGGCGCGTGGAATTCATCAGCGCCCGCTCCAGAAGCTCGACGGGTTTCATCGTCGGGTGCTCCCGGTTGGCCTGGGGCTTCTTCTCGGCCCAGATGGTGGATTGCGTGTTGTCGCCGTACCAGAGGTCGACGTCGCCCTTGCGGTGGCAGTAAACAATCGTCTCGTGCTGTTGCTTATAGCGGTTGAACGTCATCACGAAGTGATTCTTCGCCCAGACGATGTGGCAGCGGATTACGAACCCGGCCCCTTCCAGCGCGCACTCGAAGGCCGTATGGCGCATCAGCGCCAGGAAGCAGTACATCGACCCGCCGGGCTTCAGGCAATCGGCGTAAACCCGCATCGTCGCGTCGATGAAGTCCTGGAAGTCCTCGGGCGAGGCGTCATCCTGCTCGATTTGGTCGTGGAGCTTCTCCCGCTTGCCGTTGACCCGCGATTCGCGCCGCGACCGGGCGCTGTGGTGGTAATCGACGTTGTAGGGCGGGTCGGTCAGCACCAGCTGCGCCTTCTCGCCCTCCATCACGGCGTCGACGGTCGCCGGATCCAAACAGTCGCCGCAGACCAGCCGATGATTCCCCAGGAGCCAGAGGTCGCCCGGGCGCGACACCACATCTTCCGCGGTTGCCGGCGCTTCATCGGCGTCGGTGTCGCCCTCAATCGGATCGCCCGAAGCTTCGAGTAGCTCTTCCAGTTCCTTTTCAGTGAATCCCGTTACGGTGACATCGAAGTCATCGGCCAGGAGTTCCTTCAACTCTTCCCGCAGGAGCTTCTCATCCCACCCGGCGTTTTCGGCCAGCTTGTTGTCGGCGATGATGTAGGCGCGCTTTTCGGCGTCCGACAAGTGCCCCAACGGGATCACCGGGGCTTCCGGCATCCCGAGCTTGTAGGCGGCCCGCAGCCGGGCGTGGCCCGCCAGGATATCCCCGTTAGCCTCGTCCACCAGGATGGGCTGTGTGAAGCCGAATTTGATAATCGAGGCGGCGATCTGGTCGATCTGTTCGTCGGTGTGTGTCCGGCTGTTTTTGGCGTAGGGCATCAAGCGCCCGAGCGGCCACATTTCCACACGATTTGCCATCGCCGGAATCAAGAAGTTAGACATAATCGTGTTACGAATTACTAAATTCGTGCTACCAACGCTTTGCCCGCGATTATGCAAGACAAATCTCACCGTGTCAAGCGCCGAAGCGCCGCGCCGCCATGAAGTTAGCCCGAACCATGCCGATTCTTGACGTCTTGTACTTGTCGCACGGCAGCCACAGTGGAAATTGCAGCGGAACTGTGCAAAACGCTGTAAACGATTGAAAACAAAGCGTTTTTACCCTCTGACGCTAGCGCACTGGTGCGGGCGGCGAGCCCCCAGGCCGCATAATCGGGGGAAGTACCTATGTTATCAACGACTTACGGGGATTTCGCCGCGCAGCCACCTGGGCGGGGTGGATCGGGAGGTGAGGCGGGGGGTTAAACCGAGGATAAACGGGAGCCACCTGCCGATGGTGTACGGGGGTGGCCACGTGGCGAAAAAAAGGCGATCAAAATCGCCCCAAAAAAAGGCGAAAAAAAGTTTCCG